TTGACATTACTTTTAGCTGGCTGAACATCCACCCTTTGAGGGCATAAAACCACATCACACTCACACATAAGCTGTGGCCATGTATTAATATCCCATTTAGCAGTGGCGTTATCCCATTCGGTTATAATTACAAGTTCATAACCTGCTTTTTCTATAGTATCCTTCAAATATTCCGTGACAAGAAAACTGTTACCACCCATACCCATATAAACAGCTTTTGGCTTATCATATCTATCCTCATATATTGCAGAAGGTTTAATTTTAAGATCTTCTACAGCGTCTTTAACTACACATACTGGATGATACCCTTTTTTTACTACCATCTCAGCCAATTCAGTAGAACAGCATGCTATTAAATCACATTCCTTAAAGCACTCATGTTGCATTGGGTACCCAAAAATAGCTTCATTAAAATCGTACACTATTTTTTTACCCAAAGATTTGAAGTATTTCATTAATTCAAATTCTTCAAGTCCAAGCATAGTAAAAACTATGACATTAGAATCCCCTACAACATTCCTTAATTCATAAAGGTTTTTTCCTTTATAATTATCTATGAGGATACTATTAATCCCGGCACTTTTTAGCTTAGTGTGTATATTATATCTTCGTATCCTTGTAGATGGATCATATAAGCTTGATCCGGTTAATAACCACGCTATCTTAATGGTATTAGTTTTAGTTATCTTCATTCTGGCGAACTCTACATTATTATCTTCTATTTCAAGTTTGAGATTTAGTTTGTCGGCCAGCTCTTTAAAAGATTTCTTTAGCGTATCATCCATAACCGTATCAATCTTATTATTTTCAGAACATCTTATTATTGAATAACGTAACTCTATTAGCTCTTTACGATCGGGTTTACACTCTAAAGCAGCATCACAATATCTAAGAGCTTTATTATAATCTCTAAGCTCTGCATAAACGGAGGCTAATCTCCAACACGGGATAAATTTATAATAATCTGCCAACTGGGACATCCCGGCAGTCCCTAACGTCTTTGTCATCGCTTCCTTGTAATATTTTATAGCTGTTTCTGTATCTTTCTGGGCCCAATACACATCCCCTAAAAGGACATAATGCTCCGCATAATTTTTACTGAAACTTATCCCTTTAAGAGCTATGGCTTTTGCAGCATCATTGTTTTTTATTGAATAATAATATCTCGAAAGCTTCATGGCTGCTATGGCCAAATTATCTTTAAAACCTTCCCCAGAGTTGATACAATCCTCTAATACAGGGATAGCTTCTTCCCATACTCCGGTATCTGCTAATTCTTTTCCATAATAAAATTTTACTCTTGGTGAACATCCGGGTTTTAAATACTCCTGCCTTAAAATATCAAGATTCCTTTCGCTATCGAAAGGTTTTGTCCTTAAATGAGTTATAAAAATATCATCTTCTTTCCTCATTTTAAACTTAGGATCCATATCCAGATATTCGTGGATAGGATCATGCCATCTTATCTTATCACAATTCTTAACTATACGCTCCCTAGGAAGTACTACAATTGGATTCTTATTCTTATCCGTAGCATAAATATATTGTATCAGGATAACATCGTATTCTGACATTGAAGGTTTTAAATCTAAAAGCTTTTTATAATTATCAGGGGTGATACCATCGTCAGCATCTAGCCAAAGTACACTTACACAATGAGATTGAGCAAAATTAAAATTTCTGGCTGCACTGAAATCATTGATCCATTCAAAAAAAGTGATATTATCTGTATACTCTTCAGCTACTTTCTTAACATTCTCGTCCATTTCTTTTGCAGCTATCGTTATACAGATCTCATCAAAAAGATCCCCCTTACATAATTCTAAACACCTTTTTAATTCTATCTCTTCCCCAGCGGCTACGATGATATTTAAACTAAGGAGCATTCTCTTTGACATTATAATTATCTTTCTATCTGTTTTAGTATTCCGGTTATCCCACAATCATGATTCTCAACATATTTTTCTATATACTCATCTACAGCCCTTCGAATCAACTCAGACCTAACTGTCCCTGAAGTATCAGATATAATCTTAAGATTAGCTATCTGACTATCTGCTAAATGGACATTTAACCGTTCCATTTTAGTTTATAGCTTTCTTATTAATAAGTGATAGCATTTGCGCATACCACATTTTTGATATATTCTCAGGTGAATATCTATTAGATTGTAAAATTGCTGCACTATGCATCTTCAAACGTATAATAGGATCTTTTAAATATATTAAAGCTTCTTTCCATTGTTCGGGACTGTAAGCTATAATGCCACAAATCCCTCCATCAAAAACTTCTTTATAACTCTGCAACGGGCTAGCAATTGTAGGGTATCCTGTACCGAGAGATTGAGCCACCTTCACATTACTTTTACCAGGGAATAATCTTATATCCTGAGGGCATAGAGATATATCTGCATGGATATAGTCTTGGACCCATGTATTAAGACTCCATCGTTTACCTATTCCATCTATATCCGTTATAATATCAAGTTCATATCCCGCTTCTTTAATAGCATTGCCATAATTGTTTAACAATATTCTCAAGGGCCCCTGACTACCCATATATATAGCTCTCAAATTATCAGAAGTATCTCTTATAGTACATAAAGGTGTTGGTTCCCACATGTCGGGTATAACACAAATTCTATATCCTCTTTTAATTGATTCTTTAGCAATAATAGTCGAGCTACAAACTATAAGATCTGTTTCTCTAAAACATTCATCTTGATATGGAAGACCAAACATGTACTCACAATGATCTCGCATAGTCAAAATTTTTCTTTTTCGTGCTTCTTTAATTAAATTAAACTCTCTTTCACTTTGTTCAGTAAATACAACTATGCTTGAATCTTCAAATTCTTTTAATAAATATTCATCACTATACCCAAGACAATTAAAAATGAAATTAGAATTTATCCCCATTTTAAGAAACTGATTATGAACATTTACCCGACGTAATCTTAAAGCTGGATCCCATAATTTATCCTGCCCATATGGAGTAAGCCACACAATTTTATTAATAATATTTTTAGATATCATACAATTTTATCAAAAAAAAATAAGGTGTGTATACTATACACACCTTATTAACTCATTATTAAAAAAACTATATAAGATATTGATTTATAATATACTAAAATTTTTCATTTTTAGCTTTTTTCCATTTGGTATCGTCCATCCCGCTAACTTTACTTATTTTCTTTTCTTTCTCAATCATAGGTTCATAGGTCTCTGTTTTAAGGCCCTTATCCTTCGCTAATTTGACAGCTTCAGACCACGTCTCTGTCTCAGTACCCCCAACATTTGGAACGGCTTTTGGGCCACTTCCATAGCGTTCAAGCTGCCTCACCCCAAGATCTGCATTCTTTCTTCTACGGATACCTGTCTCCTTAACAACTTTTGAAGGAGAATCCCCCTTTATTACAAAACCGCCTATGTTATGAGAAATTAGTCTTTCCAAAACCTCATCGGGACAATCTTCACAATTTATAACCGGGGATTCTTTAATACTGTGGACAATCTCTACTATTTTTTCACACTTATGACAAAGATACTCATAGGTAGGCATGATACACTCCTGTTATATGTTATTATTTTATATCTTATCATCTACTAATATTATTTGCAGCTCTTTTGTTTTTTCTCTATTTACGAATCTGATTTCATCCCACTTAAGAGATTTATATAAAACATAAGCCGTCCTTAAAATCCCTACACCGTTTGGAATAAAATCACATCTAAAATCTTCAGGAAAGTTTAAAATTATCTTTTTTATTATCTCCGGACGGGCGCATACAAAACCTACTATCTCATCCATGACTTCCATATAATAAAAACCTATTTTTATAGCGCCTTTTATATCACTGTTTTTCCACTCAAGTTTATATGAAATCATATAAGGCTATGTTTCAGTGATGATCATGGTGATCACGAGCCTGTTCAGGATCATGATTGTTTTTATTATGATCTAAATGATGATCCTCATGATTATTTCTGTTATGATCTAAATGCCGATCCTCGTGATTATTTTTATTATGGTCTAAATGCCGGTCCTCATGTCTTTTCTGTTGATTTGAATCTCTATTATGTCTAAGATGATTCTCATAATATCTTGGATATCTCCTATGCATATAATCCCTAAAATGCTCAGGATGAGAATGTATCATATGATATCTATGATAGTCTATGTTGTGCCTTTCATACCATGGCCCATAATACCATTCACCAGCTCCTCTATCATATCTCATAGCCCTACAACGAAACACATAATCACCCGATGGTAACAAAAACCAAAAACCTACATGATTTCTATCATAAATTATTAAATCATCCCTATCCATATCCCCATCATTATCAGTTGCTACAACATATCCATCAGGCTGTAATGGCGGTTCAACTGGTACAAAAACAGGAGGGGGAGGAGGAAGAAGAGGAGGAAAAAAAGGTGGTACCGGCACAGGCGCAGTTACATTAATATCTACTGATACCCCTGTTTTTGCATCGATTATAAATGGGATACTAAAAACTATTATTAAAATGATTAATTTATTCATCCAATTTTTTCCTTAATGGGGACTTAACTTGCTTAGGACCTTCAAACCTACCTTCTTCTTTTCCTGGCTTTTTTGTTTCAAATCTTTCAGATCCTGGTTTAATTTCATCCTTATATGGCTTAATTAGGGGCATCCCTTTAACTTTATCCTTAGGGGCTCCTTTTTCTTCACTCTTCTCTATAGAAACTTTACCAGGAACAGCATCAAAATCGCCGCTTACCAAGACCCGGGCATAATTAGGATCTATAGTTTTAGCTATAAGTATAATACCCTCTTTCGCTAACCTGTCATTTATGTTTCCGTTTTTGCTTATAGCTTCTCTCATCAAAAAATAAAACACTTCCTCCGGATGATTTATATATGCTTTCAATACCTGGGATTTTTCAGATACTGATTTTCTAACCCACCTATCTTTAAAATATTCATCCAAAGCTTTTAAAGCATCCCTTTGATCCGTAGTCTCTTTTTTATATTTAAAAAAACTCTTAATACCTGTTGGAATTGGCGTAGGTTTTCTTAAATAATTCATAATACTCTTATACGAAAAATCCATTCCGAAAGATTGCTTCCATTGCTGAGGATTTACAATCAAAGACAAAGGAGTATACTTTATCATCCTCTTAAATTCTGTTTGGACTTTCCAGGTTTTAATCACTTCATAGCATGCCAGAATATGTTTACATACCCTGAAATTCAAACCCTTTCCAGGATAAACTCGAGATATCCTGGATTCTGATACGGGAGGTAATACTGACCTTCTCAAAGCAGGCATGTACATATACATCCCCTGAAGGGCATACCATTGGGCTCCGTAGTAAAGAAAAGACTCACAAGAACAGGATAGAGCTACCGGAAGATCTGCATAGCTTTTAGCTTTATCAGGGTTAGTTACATCTTCCTCATCATCTTTCAAAAATTGAAATATAACTGTGTGTTCATTGTCAGAGTCCTGACTTCTTGCTTTAAAGGTTACAAAACCTTTTTTCATACCATCACGACTGTTAAACTTCTTCCAATCTACATTTACACCTTTTGATTCCAACACACCTGTCGTAAGATTTTTATGGTGATGCTTTGAAACTATCTCATTTAAGGTAGCTGCTGTCTTTAAACAATCACAATGATCTAAATTACCGAGCTCGTTTAGAGTGGTTATAATAGGCATGTGTGATATAAGAAATTCAGATATCACATTATTAACTGAGGATTCTTTGACAGTATAAGCTTTTTCTGGATTTAAAATATACTCGTGTTTCATTTCATCATATTTTAACGGATGAAACTTTTCTGATATAAATTTACCTTTAGGTTTTTTTAATATCTCCTCAAGACTATGTATTAATCTATCCCTGTCTGACACCCCTCCAACACCTATAACAGTATCGTCGATATCTTCCAACTTAAACTCTCTTACTATTGGATTAGGGATAATATCCCCTGGAGCACTCGGTATCTTAACGGTTTTTTTTGAAATTAAATCATCGTAAATTTTTTTTATTGATTCAAAGTCAAACTTTTCTAAGCCAACATTAATAGTGGCTCCACCAAGATTCTTTTTTAATTTAATAAAAGGTGTTGCCATACGGATATTAAAAGCTTTTATAACCCTTAGAGCAGATGAAGCATACCTATTAGTAAGACTCATAGCAGGAGATTGTTCTTGTGGATCATCTGTTGAATCATCCCTACGTACTTTTCTCCAATAACCCAAAGGTTCTTCAGTATCAAAAACTTTCTTCTTTCCAAAAGCAGGATATGAGGGATAGTCTTTAGTAAAATCTTCAGAATCCCCCATATCCTTTACTTCACTACTCGGATCTTTATAATCATAAGGATTATAAGTGGCGTCTCCTTCAGTAGTATCATGGATAGGCTCGTGATTCTTCTTTTTAAGATACTCAACAAAATCTACGTTATCAATGGTAGGGTCTAAAGAATCCTGTTCATCTTCAAAATATCTACCTATAACATTTCTTGTAAGAGTATCCATTTTAAGCCTTTTTAAATACCTTCAATGATATCACCTATATCAACATCATCGTTTTTGCTTGAAGAGCTAACAACAGTACCTTCATCCGAGGCATCCGCTGCATTAATCATCCCGCCTCCGGAAACAACAGCATCTCCTCCAATTATCCCATCGATATCGCCTTCTGAATTATTACCGAATTCAACTTCACCCATTTTTTCTTCATTCACACCTACAGAAAGTTTAGAAACAAACCCATCCCCTGTAACTTCTACACTTTTATCTTTTCTAACCTTTCCAACTACTATCCCATCCTGATCTCCGGAAACCTGCTTTGTTCTCTTTGCTATATTTTCAGCTGCTCTTTTTTCAGCAGACTGTTTAGAAGCTACCTGGGCTTGTGTAGTTGAACCAACATCCGTAGGTTTATTCTGTGCATAAGAAGCTTCTTTAACAACACCCTCTTCAACAGAAACTTCACTTTTTTCAACAATCTTATTTTGATGTATTTCATTCCTGAAGATAGCTTTCTCAGAAGTCTTTTTAACTACAACACCTTCTGAGTCTCGTACTATAGTACGCTGCTTCCTTGGCTCCGAAGGATCAACAGTTGGATTAGGAGCATATTGAGTAGTTTTAACAAGACGCTCTTCATGAGACACTACGGTCCTTTTTCCAACTTCAGAATCCTCAAGTTGCACTCCTGAAGTATTCCGAGTCTTACTCTCACCCGCAGTTTTTGTAACCTGACGAACTATGGTAGCATCATCATCTATAATAGTCGGAGAAGGTCTATCCCTAAGACCTGATTTAATCTCATATTTCTCAATAAGCTCGCCAAGGTTATCACTTCCTACTGCACTGCTATCTACAACCTCTTTAGCATGGGCTATTTCAGGCTTAACGGGCTGAGGAGCAGCCTGAGGTACTGGTTCAACTTGAGGAGCATCCTGAGCTGTCACAACGGGCTTAGATCCTTCAAGTTCAATGTACCATTCATTTAACTGACTCTTAAGCATCGGGACACTGCCTTTTTTTACAACACCATCAGAACCCTGAACTTCCATAAAGTTTCCATCATAGGTAAAGACTGTCCCCTTCTTAACCAAAACTGGATTTACTCCGCCATCTAAGTTGGCTCTAAATTCATCAATTGCCTTACAGGTACTCATAATCTACCCCTTCCATTTAATTTGGATGTAATTTGATACGGATATTATCTACCAATTTCTATAACTTTTTTATTACCGTTTTTAGAACTAAATACAACATTACTTACAATAAATTTTTTACCTCTAAAAAAATCATTACCTATTAAATTATCTGATGAATCCTTTTTAACATACGCAACAGTAATATGAGGAAAATAACTTGGATGCGTTATATTAACTTTAATCTTATCTCTTAATTTATAATGAAGTTGATGAAGTTTTGACGATTCAACATCTATTTTAATAACATCATAATCTGGATCATCTTTAAAAGCTGTAACAAGGCCTAATCGAATATCAAAAGACTTTTCTTTCTCTAATATTTCCTCTGATTCAGTATAATCAGGGCTTTCAATACCAAAAATTAATGTAACATGAATATCATCCTCTCGCCCTTTAGTTTCTTTCTCATTATTATGAAGGAGCTCCTCAGGGATGTTATCTTTACCCCAAGTAACAACTGATTCTGATAAATCTTCGGGTAACTGTATCTGCAAACTTGAATAATCATAAGAGCCATTTAGTTTTGCAACTTTGCTTATTTTTTTAACTTCTATTATATGAGAAGCTATCTTTCTCAAATAAGCAGAAATACATGCTTTTTTAGCTACACGGAATGATAATGATTTTAAGTAATCTTTCAACTCATTTAAATTACCAAAGCTTTTATAGTCACTGTCTGTATTCTTCATAAATTCTTTTTCTTTTTCCGTACCTCTTCCGCCTCTGTAGAATATAACATGATCGACATTTAAAATTGCTGCTAATTCATTATAAATATTATCTTCTGCTTCCCAATCTGGATCGTAAGGATCTATAAATAAAAAGTCTTCCTTGAACTCTTTTTTTATCTCCTCACGCCATTTATTACCATCCTCACAATATCCTCCGAGAAAAACTGAAGGAAGACCCTCTTCTTTAGCTTTATCTATATCCACCTGAAAATCATCAGCGATTCTAATCATTAAAGAAGAAAAGTAACCGGCTTGCTTAAGCCATTTATGACCTTTAGGCAAACAATTAACATCCCAACCTATGCCTGCCTTTTCTAAGCTATCAGCAGCAGGTCCACCTCTACCTTTACGAATATCATCAGGAGTACTTACAGAATGGACTATAACATCAACTCCATTTAGTTTTAAAGAATCCCCTTCTTTAGGAGGAGTGGCATCTTTGGGTATCCTTAGTACATAATATTCTAAACCATTACCTGGAGAAAATTCCAGATATTTAGAATAATCCGATGCATCTTTCCCCCTATGCTTCTGTCTCCATTGGGACAAACAGATTGCTAAACTTTGGTCATTTTTTTTGCCTTCACTTTTATTAATTCTCATACAGTCGGACATCCAGTTAGGCTTACTTTTATATTTTGATATGTTAGGCATAATTTATACAATTTTTTATTGAAGGAAGAGTCATTACGCTCTTCCTTCAAATACATTATAAAATTTAAGCTTTAGGTTCTTCTTTTACAGGTTCAGCTGGTGCAACAGGTGTAGGATCAGGTATCACAGACGATGCATTCCTATTCCTGATACCAGCAATCAAAAAAGATACCATACCGGCTACAACTACTAAATGCTGAATTTTTGGTGCAACAGTTAAACCTAACTGTGTCATTTCACCAGGAAGCAGAGTTACTATACCACATATTGTAGTTACCCAATAAAAAAACTTAGTCCAAGAAAAACCACCCTCTGCCTTCAAAATAAGTGTCTTCAGAATCTTCATAAAATCCTCCAATATGTTAAAGTGAATCTAAATATGGCTTCTAATAATATTCTTTTAAAAGATCATCAAAATATTTTCTTTTGTTATGAGGCAGATAACTTTTCAAACCCGCTACCATATACGAAAAAGAGTCTGCGAAGTCATCCCACGGATTACGCTTACCATAGAACCTTGAAAACTTTGCATCAGGAGAATAATACCACTCTCCCTTTAATTCTGGAGCACCCTCTTCTCTAATAATTAATCTTTTATATCCTGGTTTAGGGCTTTCAGACCACCCTGATAATTCAAGCCAATCATCCTTCAGGCTTAACCATTTATCTCTCTCATGCTTCTTTTCATCAAAACCATGACCTAACTCGTGATAATAAGTATGCTCAAACTTAGTAGCTTTCTTATTAGTCTGTTTATCTACTTCCACAGAAGTATCTTTAAGTATCCTCTCATTTAAAGTAAGGATTCCCCTTTGATATCGACCGTGATTAGGGTAGAATTCTTTAGAAGGGCCCAAATCCTTAAAATCCATCGTCACTATTTTGCAATCTCTTACTAACTGCGTAGGAAGCTTCTTTAAAGCTTCATACAGCTTCTTTACGTTTTCTATTTTATTTCCAGGTAATACCGTGACATTATATTCGTCTTTAATTTCCTCATAAATACGGTCATCTTCAGATTTCTCTTTTATTTTTGCGGAAACAATACGGATATGAGAGGCTATTGGTTTAAGCATAATATAGAAGGTAGATTTATTAAAAGGATATTACTCATCTTCCTGGAAAGTTTTAAAGAATTTCATTATTGAATAAAATTCTTCTCCATCTACCGATGAATCAACAAGAAGATTGGCCATCTCATTTATATAGGACTGTTCTATAACATCACAATCCATAGGAATATTTTTATATTTAAAAGCTATAGAATTAAGATCTCTTTCTAATACTTTTTCATTCATAGTCAAGGATATAAAATTAGAAGGTTAACAAAAAAGGCAGGGATTTGGTGGTCTCTGCCTTTTGATGAAGTAAAATTATTAAATTTATCTTTTAGGATAAGGGAATGTCTTTACTTTAAACAAAGAATTTAAAATTTTATGCTCTCGTCGATCTCTACCCCTTAATAAAACATATTTTCCTTTTAAAGAAATTTTAATTTTTTCAGACTCTGATATTAATTTTTTAGCCCAATCATACCAGGAATTTTTAATGTCCACGGGTATCTGTTTCAAATCTTTAAATCCATTAGACTTAATCCAAGATGATTCAATAGCGATACTATTTTGTTTGCACCAAGCCTTAAAAATACTAGTCCTTTTTAAAGAATGGGCCGAAAACTCTTTTCCATTTCTATACGTAGGATGCTTGTAAAGACAATTTCCACCAAAATTTTCCCCTAAATATTTAAAATTTGTCGCCTGATAAATTATCCCAACCTCTGCTGCAGCCGGATCAGCATATCCAACAAATAATCTCTTTTCAGTATTCTGTACCATCCAATTCACAGAAGCCATCAACATCTTACTCCCTAAATGCTGATGTGCCCATGATACCGTACAACCCCTCTGAACAAGGCATTCTAATTTCATACTAACCGTGTCTAATAATTTACTATAAGCAGCTGGCTCATTCAGTATTTGTACGCCAGCTAAATGACCTTTTAAACGCATTGTAAAACACCACTTAGAAGAAACACCAACAGATTTAAGCCACTCATATGATTTTAAAAATTCTTTGATTTCATCAGAAAAATCTTCTTTAGAAAAAATATATTCATCAATAGGGCAAGTTTTAGGATCAAAAGACAAATTTTTAAGATCAGCTTCTAACTTCTCTTCCTTCATTATTTTCTGGTGACATTTTTTTGATGAGTTGAGTTTATTAATTATAGGTGTAGCACAAGGAATCTTATAAGAAAAATAGGGTAATAAATAAGGGGATATTTCTTTAAAAAATGATTCATTATCTCGAATTTTTAAAAACCACTCCTTTTCATACAGGCAAGCTTCAAACATGTTTCCAAATTTTTGATTCATAGATTCTACAACAGGAATTAAATTTTGATCTTTTCCTACAGAAAATCTTACTTGTTTACGATCTCTTGCCCCATCACCCATAAACCAAACAGCAAGACTAAGCCAATCCAGCTTAGATATCATTTCAGGTAATAAAACCTTATCCCCTCTACCAGTAGGATAAAACCATTTCCAGTAATTAAAAAGAGATTTATTTGACCATGTAGCCATAGTTATGGTGTTAGCATTCTCTTTTTTCCTGCAACTCAAAGGATAAAAAATATCATATTTCCAGTTAACAAAATCTTTCTGTTCTATACTATGCCCACACTGATAATAAGCTGTGGCGGGACCCCCTTTAACAAGGCCTCCATCCCCAAACATTTCTCCCATTAATACAGATTCTTGTGTAGTTGAAAGAGAATAATCAAGAATACCTGGTGGGCTTGATCTAATACTAAATCCTGTTTCATAATTATTTCTTTTTAACAAACGAGCTATAGAATATCCTTTTACATTTAAAGATTTTCCTATAACTGTTAAAGTTTCTCCATTTTGCAATTTAGATTTGATTTCAGAACATATATTATTAGGCAGATCTTTTTTATTAGTTTTTGATTTAATATTATTTTTTCTTCGCCAGCACATTAAACGGGTTCTTCCTATGTGTAACAAACTTGCCACTTCATAATCATTTTTTGATTCTTCAATATATAATTTTTTTAAATATTCATCCTGTTCTGATGTGAACTCTGATTTTTTACACTTTGGCTTTATTGGGATATTCAACCTGTTGCGGGACCTGGCGATAGTATTCCTACTAACATTTAAAATAGCTGCAGCTTCCTTATCTGTTTTTTTATCCTCTACAAGGAGCTTAGTTAATATCTCATCTGAAATATCTGGGATTTTTGGTCCTGGTTTTGTCATATAGTTAATATAGCATAAAAGTGAATGCTCCACGGGGACAAGCCCCGTGGCTTCCATGAGTCAGACCGCTGCACACGCCTTGCGGCGATGCAATGGTCGCTCAACAGACTTCATCCCAAGTCTGAGTATCTCTAAGGCAGAGTTTAAATCTCTGCCAGTTTTGAAACCACAATGAGGACAATGATGTACTCGAACTTCAAGACTCTTAGGAACATCAGTCCCACATTGGGAACATCTCTGAGATGTACCCCTTGGGTCTACTGCTACTATGATCCGCCCGGCACTTTCAGCCTTGGCGGTCATGTATTGGATCAGCGTAGACCAAGCGGCATCAGAGATATTTTTACTATTTTCTTTTTTCTCAATAAGATTTTTAACGTTAAGGTCTTCATGAGCAATGAAATCATATTTATCTACAAGTTTCTTGGAAGTCTTATGACAAAAATCCTCTCTCTTGTTTTTTATCCTCTCGTGGATCATAGCCAAAACTCTTTTATGTTTGGCTTTAAAAGTTATATTCTCACGCCGCTTGGCCTGAGCAAGAGATTTTTTCTCTTCATTAAAAAATCGAGGCTTATCAATTTTAGTCCCATCAGAACATTGAACATAAGTGATAAGACCCAAATCTATTCCAACTATCTTACCAGTTTTTGGAAGAGGCTCAGGAGTTTCAACTATACAGGAAAAATATACATACCATTTTCCTGTAGGAGTCTTTTTAACGGTACAGGTTTTAATTTTCCCTTCGAGCGGTCTATGAAGAACAATCTTGACACGGTCGATCTTAGAAAGATATACCCCGTCAGGATGAAGTCTGAAGCCAGACTGAGGATAAGTAAAAGAGTCATACCAGCCTTTTCCTTTGAAGCGAGGAAATCCTGGTTTCTGACCTTGTTTACATCTTTTCCAGAAAGCTTTAAAAGCAAGGTCTACTCTGATTTGAGCATTCTGCAAAATTTGAGAGTGTACATCATGAAGTTCTGGTCTCTGAGATTTCCAAATAGGAAGATGATTAGCAGTATCATACAAAGAGATGGATTTCTTTTCAGACTCCCAGGCGTTTTTTCGAAGCGCAAGGGTTTCATTGTATACCCAACGAGTCAGTTCCAGGATATTATTCATCTTGGTTATCTGAAGTCTTGTAGGGTATAGACGATATTTAAAGGTTTTGCGCATTTGATAGTAATATACTCTGTTTTACACAAAATATAAGGTTTATTTTAAACTATTTAATGACTCGATTCATCCACGGGCACAAGGCCCGTGGTTTTCTCTCGTAAGACTCATAAAAACAAAAAATTCGTGTTTACATAGAGGAAAATATGAAGTTAAATAAATAGCTTATAAAAAACAAAAGACCTGGCTTATTAGGCCAAGTCTTTATGTATATAACCTTATGATTTATAAAGTTATCTAGCTATCTTAATTCTGGTAAGTGCCAATGGGTTATGGCAACCAATACCAAGATTTTCGAAGCAGCTAAAACCGATACGGCGAGCTTTTGGATCGTCAGCAGAAAGTACGGTCAACTCGGTTCTAACGGGAATTCTGCCGAAGAACTCCGGCTCTGCACATACATATGCATACCCGGGGTTGACTTTTCTCGTTACGATGATCTGTGCGCCCCAAACCGTAGCCATCAAACCTGTCTTTAACAGACTGGCCTGACTCTCGATGTCAAGGACGTCTCTTCCCCATTTACGCACATCAGCATAATCCAAAGCGTTCATAAAGACTCGGGCAACTCTCAGATCATGGGTCTCGATGCGAGCGAAAGCATCAATAAAATCAGCGGGCTTGATCGGGGCAGTAGCATTAACCTGAGCATTTACATAGGCAGAACCAAGGTTGTCAAAACCAACCGTTGACACTGCATCCATAACGTCAAAAGCTCTGGCATCTTCCGCAGCCTGAATCTGTGCCTTAGCAAGATCTTGTGCTCTTTCAATAAGGTCGAAGCGTCTTTCTTTAACCTGTGTCAACGGAATTTCAGGGTTCGATGCAATTTCGAACAACGGGAAAATCACGCGACGAGGCTTGGTAATAGCAAGAATGTTCTCGCCCTCTTCACCAACAACAAAGGCCGTAACGTTCGGATCTTTGTCATAGATTGGGAGTGCGCCATCAGGAAGCTGCTCAACCAAGAAAGCCTTACGTGCTACTGAGGTATAATCCCTTCTCAGACGTAAAGGCTGAATCATGGAAGCAGCAAGTTTTGCACGGCCTGCAGCAGTCTTAATGAAATCGCCTATAAGCTGCTGTTTGACTTCGTTACTGATCTCAGACATAATAAAAACCTCCTTAAAACTTTTTTTAGATTACCCAATTTCATGTGTATTCAGAGTTTTATAATAATAAAGTGAGGCTGTTACACCTCACTCACCATTATATCCTCATCTGAACAACCATGAACGGATCACTTGTTGACGGAGCAGACAAAACAACACCGATAACTACTGTGCCTTTAACACTATCTGTAGAATTGGTCAAAAGACCATTTGCAGAAGCGTACAGAAGGGCACCAGGAGTATAACCGGTCATAATAGATGCGTTTCCGCCAGCAGTCGCTGTCTCATAAAGGTCAGTTGCAAAGCATGAACCTGCGCCTGAGAGGTAAGGGCACTTACCGGAACCAACACCACTTGAAGACTCATACGGATAACCAACCGCATTGTTCTCAGCGATACCCACAACTGTGAGAGTATCCGCATTAGCCGCAACGATTGTCCCGCTAGTTGCACCAACCGCTACAACGCTACCAGCAAGAATACCGTTTGGAGTTGAAGAACTCAAACGAGTGTTTGCTTGCTGCTGGAGAGAAGAGTAGTTAGCCTTTGTTAAACCAGCGTCTGTCAGTTTACCCAATGAATTAAGGGTAACTCTGTAGAGAATATTCATCCCACGATCTGGGACTATGCCGCTTGCTTCACCGATCATAGTAAAACCTCCTTAAGATTATTTAAACTCACCCAACCCAAAAAATTTTCTTTGGCGGGTATTAAAAAACTATCTACCTATTATTATTTCAATTCATACATCCATTATTGAAAATGCGATGAAACGTCCGGAGGAGCATTCCATATGCCATCCAACGGATCTTTTGCCTCAGAAGCTTCTTTCTTAACTAAACCACTAAGACTCTTTGCTCCCTTTTTCGTATCAGAAGCGATAACGCTTGAAAAGATATCATCAAGAAGATTCTGTGAAGCATCTTTTCCTTCGCCTTCACCAGTATCTCCAAAAGTGATCTCTTCTTCAGGCTTCTTTTCCTCTTTCTTAGCAGCATCTTTTACTTCTTCTTCTTCCTTTTTCTCTTCAGCAGGTTCTACTTTTTTACCTGCATCCTTTTCATCTTCTTCGGGCTTCTCACCTTTTTTTGCCTTTTGCTCTTCCTGAAATTTTTTCAAACCCTCAGGAATTGCACCAGCATCTTTTTCTTCTTCTTTTTCTTCGGGCTTCTCACCTTTTTTTGCTTTCTGAGCTTCCTGATAAGCCTTCAAAGCAGCAGGGATCTCACCAGCAAGTTTAATAACTGAGGCCTGGAGTTCTTCGAGTTTCTTAGCAGCAGCTTCTACTTCTTCATCCTCATCATCTTTTTTACAAGCTTTAGAAGCATCTACTTCTTCACTCTCTTCATCTTCTTTTTTGCAAGCCTTAGAAGCATCCTTCTCATCCTTCTCTTCTTTCTCTTCTTTTTCTTCTACTTTTTCAGAAGTGTCTTCAGCAGCCTTAGCAATAGAATTTGCCAGGTCTTCTTGACGACTAAGAAGAGAATTAATCATAGTGTCAGGAAGCTGCATGAGATCTGCCGCTTGGCTTTCAATAACAGCATCTACAGCACCAGGAAGAATACGTTGAGAAGCGACGATACACTTTACAGCTTTTTCTTCGAGATTGCGACCAGCTTTAATAGCATCCGCTGCCATCTTAGCGGTAATCTCAGGAATGTGCGTTCCAGGATCTCTCTTATCTTTTTTCCAGAGATCATCCTTATTCACGCCTTCACCAAACTTTTCAGGATCTCCTATAACATAACTTGACATCTCCGGATCATTCTTTTCATGTTCCGGATTGTTAACTTGGTACGGATCGTTCATGATCCCAGTACCTTTGTCCGCTACTGTATCCGCAGCTACTCTTGAAGTTAAGCGGTTTCTCATGAAATAACCTCCTGTGATAATTTTATATTCAGTTTCACCATTGCTATCGATCTAAAATTTCAATCACTTAAAAATTCAATATGAATAGGTTATTATAAATCTCTATAATTTTGATAATATTTTAGCCCACTTAATTAGCTTTTTAGCTTCTTTTACTGAGGGCTGTCTGCCAATTTCTATAATCATCTCAGTAAAAAAAGATTGAGGGCTACTATTTGCTGTTTTAATCTTAGACAAAGCTAAAACTGCATCAGATCCTACTGGGTTAGAAGACATGTTTTTGTCTATGAAATGAAGCATTCCTAACACATCTCTACGATCATACCCATATCTTTTTAAACTTTCCCAATTTTCAATATTAGAAAGGATCATAAAACCATTTATCAATCTTTTATTACCTGTAGTTCTAGCTAGTTTAATCAGGTGATTTTTACTATCTGAAGTTTTTATAAAATTATCATTTAAGGATTCACTAACTATTGGTTTATCACCAGGAGCAGTCTTTAACTCTGCATCATCCTTTAATAGTTTTTTTCTTATTTTATTAAGGATATTTTTTGTAAAGAGATCTTCTACTTCTTTAACAGTTGCATCCTCGGCAGGCTCTTGGATCTGAGGCTGGGGTGCTGCTGGAGCTTCTGGAACAGGTGCTTCTGCTGCTGGTGCTTCTTCTGCAGGAGGTTCATCAAGTTTCAAAGGAGTATCACCTTCTGGTGCTGCAGGAAAATCAGTATCATCACCAGCAGGTTCTTTAGGTTCCTTAGGAGCAGGGGAAGAGGCTGGATCAGGGGCAGCTTCATTCTGAGCTTGTATCTCATTTACAAGAGCTGCTGCTGATTGTGAGGCAGCTCTTAAGAGCATTCCAGGCTGAGGTTGAAATGAAGGAAATAACATCGCTTTATTAAGCTTTTCTGATATATCCTCAGAAGGCTCAACCAGATTTCTTAATAAAGCCCCTTCGAAAGCAGGTTTTTTAACCCAGCTTGCATCAATAAACTTATTACTACCCGGATCTTCAGCTCTTCCACAAAGCTCGGCTATTATCCTTTTTACACCATTTTTATCTATGAAAAAGTTATTCTTGAAATAACGTACATGTTTACATAACTTTGGTTCGTCTTCAGCTATATTACCGCATTGAGAACACTGACTATAAGCAATTAAACAATTATGAACAGCTACATTATCTACAGAATAAGATTCATCTTCTTCTACAGAAAAATTATAAATATTACCTGAAAATCTTAAATGTGTTATAGTCTTTATTTGGGATAAATAATAGTTATTAAAAAAGAAGCAATCTTCTTTTTTAATTTTAGGCTCAATACCAAAACTTTTATTTTTACAACTTGGAACTTTAAATGAAAAATTTTTATTAACTGTAACTGTTTCTTGAAAATATTTTCCTTGGCCTTTTTTCTTACCTGTATCTTTTCTTAATACCCTTTCCCTTGCATTACCTATGCCATTTCTTAAAAGAAGTAAATGTAGCTGATTTAATAAATTTATAGAGGCAGAAGAATAGTGTAAGCTATTAGTTTTTTCTTGATAGCACCCATCAGTATCAAACATACCTGATATAATTTTTAGCTGCTTATCTTTAGGTAAAACCATCACTTTATCTGAAAAAGATTTAGTCCAAGCACCTTCTCCACAATTTTCATAAAAAAGTTTTGATAAATCTTTATCATAAACATTTATATAAAAACCATTTCTTTCAGGAACTTCCTTACTTGTAATAGTTACACTTGGTGATATTTTATTAAGTAGTTCTAAAACTTCTTCTTGTAACTTCTTTTCTTTTAACCCTAAACAAAAACCAATATACGCCGGGTATCTTTTTGTATACGTTTTTTGTTGAGTAATATGATCTATATTAGTAGCCCATTGCCAACCTATATAACCATCCCCAGCATATATACCCAACAATCTACAAATGTCCTCTGTAAAAATTTCGCTATCAGTTGTATCTGTAGGAAAAACTCTAACTATATAATCTCCTTTAGATACCTCAGATATAGGAACAAATTTAAAACCATATTCATAGGTATTTTTATCTCTACCACATTCTATTTTTTTCTTACCACCCTTACTATTCCAAGAACACATACTTTGATTTCTATCAACCCTACACCTACTTTTTTGATAGGTACATTTTACGGAATCAGAAAATGCTATTAAAATAGGGTGCTCTCCAGTTAATCTTAAGGGTTCTTCAGCACCTATATAATCAACAGAATATAAAGAAACATCTGAAACATATTTATTAAATAATGCCGTAACTTTTTTTGATTTACCGGTATGCGTTAATACCTCATCCCCTACCATAACATTCTCTATAAATTTAATAGAACCATTAGGTAGAATTATCTTTGTACCAGCTATCCCACAACCCATGCTAGTTGCGTTATATGTACCATCTTTAATTTTTTCAATTAAATCAGTGTGAGTCTTATTGGTGGCTATAAGGATATCAACATAAAGGGTTGTAAGATCTTTACCATCTATATCTTTTCCTATTGGGACTTCTCTTAAAGCAACATCAATTACTTTCCCTTTTGATAACTCAGGGATTTGGACATGCTCTACATAATTATCAGCACCTAAAAAAGTTTTGTAAGTAGCTTTAAGAAGTTCACGCTCCCAAGAATCCCCATTATTATTTACAAAAGCTGAATATTCTGGCTTAATTAAATAATTGCTTTTTTTATCTTTTTGATCTGCAAGCTCTACATCAACGGAAGCTATAATAGAGACATGACTTAAAAGCCACTTAGAGGGATCATACTTAGCTATTATATTTCTAGCAACTTTAACTCTACCGGCAGGGACTTTTTTGTCGACCCATTTAAATGGATCGACTATTCTGGTCACTAAAGCTGCATTCCCAAATCTTAGCATTGACATATATTTTTATTCTTCCTTCAATGCATATATCTTTTGGATTGCATGCTTCATAAAACCATCAGAGCATTTTGAAGCATATTTCTTATAAATATCTTGATAGGCTTGTATATCTGTTAATCCACTATCTTTGCATTTAAGGATATCCGAGGATATTTTTTCAATCACTTCTGAAGCGTACTTATGGGCAATCGTAGAAGCCATCTTGTTTATATGATAGATACCTACATCAATGTTTAACTTTTTAGCTAAAAGTTCTTCAGCAAGCTTTACGACCTTTTTATCCCCGATATTACCAAACTCCTTATGCGATTTCTCCTTATCATAACTACTATACCCAGTATTTTTCTTAACTAAAGGAGTCCCTTGCTCCGGGGGGACCAAAATAAGATCGCTAGGATCAAATTGTTGGTTACCCCCAATAGGCATTTCAGCCCATACCTTATTGATACCGGGACATATCTCTGTTATAACACCGATATAAGGAGAAATCTGCGTTTCACTAATGACCCATTTTACTGCATCACCAATTTTGAAATTGGTAGCTACCGCAGACTTATTTGGAGGATATGGCTGCATTACTGACTCCCTTTATTTTTAAAACTTATTTCACTATTCCGTAAGGTCTTTTGGAATAAGCTTTGGAAACTTCCTGGGTCTTATCCGTAGCAAAAGACTCCATGTATCCTTCATCTTTATCTTTCTGACGGATAGTTGATTTGAAAGCGTCTTTCATATACTTTTCATCTGGTTCGCTTTCCAGAGCAGCCGCTGTTTTCTTACCCTGTAGAACATCAGAAACCTGATCTAACTGATATGCAACTTTGAAAAGCTCATAATCACCAGACTGCTCTAGTTCTTCAGCAATTTTGTCGAGCTCATCAACTATAGGAGAAGAAGCATCTTTTTCTTCTTCTTTGGCTTTATCTACAGCTTTTTCTTCAGTTTTTTTCTCTGCTGGAGTTTCTTTTTCTTCGTGTCCTGGTTCGTCTTCATCATGACCCTTACCCATTGCTTTCTCTTCTATTTTCTTTTCTTCTTTGGTATCAGGCTTATCTTCGTCATGTTTTGCACTCATAGCTTCTTCCTGCCCAGGAGTCTCATCTTCTTCACTAGCACTCTTAGCCTTTGGAGCCTTGATACCTATGGCATCCATGGTTTTCTGCCAACGCTTAGGATCATTCTGATCCGCAGCTTCTTTTACCATTGCTCTGAGTATAACCATCTGATCCGGACTTTGTTTGGCTATGAACTCAGCAATTTTTGCCAATTCGCCTAAATTTGACATGTGGTCCTCCTTAGGGTCCTTTGATGAATCTATTGAATGTGTTTTTTCTTCTATATTTTCACTAGCTTTTTTATCTATAGGAGCAGCTTTCTTTTTATTCATAGAGGAAAGTATTAAACCATAGGTAACTGCATTTACTTTTCCTGAATATTTTCCACCATCTTTAGTTCCTATGGCTCTATGTAAAGCATCTTCATAGGCTGTTTTTTCATCGTAGCGAAGGATGCCTTCATCTACTATTTCAGTAGCATACTTAGCCAGGTCCCGTAAATCTGCATCAGTAAGATCCCCCTGACAAAAAGGCTGGCCCACTGTTCCTCTTTCAGGATCACCTCGAGGGACTCTATCTTCAACTATTGTAGTTCCGTTTTCATTTCTAAATAGATGACGAGCATTATTTATAACTTCAGGATGTTTTAATAGAATATTCTGAACCATCTTATTATCAGAAGGCTTTACTTTTTTCTTTTCTTCTTTTGCCATAATATTCCTCTATTTAATTTCAATACACATGTCATTTAAAGACATTAACTTCAAAAGTTCGGAAATATATTAATAGACTATTAGAAACTTATTAGAACTTACACTCCGCATTACTTGTTAAAAAAGAATCAATTACTCTTTCTGTAGAGGCAAATCTAGAGTTTGAGCTAGTATCATATTCATCAGAAACAGATTCCTCTAACTTATTTTTAAACACTTCTATCTGATCTCTAAGCTCTAAACCCTTCTTACGAATATCTGTAAGAATCTCTAAAAAATCATCGTCATAATTCTCAAGTTTTATCTTACTGCCATCAATAAGGCCGTTTAAGGCTTCCATGATCTCATTAAAATTCTCAATCTGCTTAACCAAAGGTTTTGGTACTTTTGACATAATATCTCCTTAAGTGTTTCCATTATCGACACGATATTGTTTCTGATAATCTTTTCTAACTTCCCGGGACCCTTCACCTTTCCACTTAGACCTATGTGATTCCTGCCTACGAGAAGGTTTTATATCAGGTCTTTTTGCATCCCGGACATCTCTTTCCTGCACATCTATAAGGGGTTTATTTGATCTTTCCTCTGATCCTTTGGACTCTTCTTGCTTTTCAGATCCTTTAGATTCATCAGATGATTCTTGATTTTTTAACTTTATCGATGTTATGGGATTTTCTATCGTATACTTTTTTTCAACGATATCGTTATCGTAGGGGGTATCATCTTGCTGAAAGGTAGCGACTACCTTCCTCAAGATATAAGTTATACATTTACGCATTCGTTCCATTCCCGTTTAAAAATTTTGAAATCTTATCCAATTTTTCCGGATGTTTAAGGGCGGCTTCCATAATCTTCATCAAAGCTGCTTGTTTATCTTTACCTAAACTACTCGAGAATCTTCCCATACCAGGAAGACCACCACCTGCTTCCCCTCCCTCAGCATTTTCTACGGGTTGTGGTAATTGCTTTAAACCAAGATATGCCGCTAACTTATCAGAGATATCATATTTTTCAGCGATAACAGTACCAAGGGATGTATAGAGATTCTGAAGGAATTGATTGAAGTTCGCATCATTAACCGTGAATAGATCCGCTTCTATTTTCTTCTTATTAGTATGCGTATCTATATTCATTATGTCATGGATGATATCTACAGATAATGATCCTTTATTAAACATGTTAAAAGCTTGATCAAAGAAGGCATCATTATCTCTTACGGCCAATCGTGAGAAACTTAAATGAGGATAAAGAAGCTTCTTACGACCAAATTTATCTGTCTCTTCAAATCCTTTTTTAACTGCTACAGGCTTGAATATATTGTTTTCAACATATTCTATCAATTGCTCCCTGAATAAAAGATACTGTGTATTAAGAATTTCAAGATTTATCTTATTCCCAGAATAAGTACCTTCACCAGTTAACAACTCTCTTGTAACTCCCAATCCTGCAAATAAAGCATTTTCAATATGCTCAAACTCAGATGAAAGCTCTAATAATCTACCATTAGATCCCATTTCTTCCCAATGTATCTCGAAATTTGATATAAGGGAGAAATCTGGGTCTACAAGAGCCAAATCAACTTGTTCTCTAAGGACATCAGTATCATTATCGCTCATACCCTCAGCCCATATAACTCTAATAGGGGTCATGTGCCTTGAGGCTATGGAAGTTTGTGACTGACGAAGTTTATCCTGATACAGAAGGGTGTTTACGCATCTTTCAAGTATTGAAACACCCATAGTCTCATATTGAGATTTTTTTCTTGAAAGATGGTAGCAATGTGACCCACTATTAGGATCAGTATCCAGGGGTATTGCTCCACCATCCTTTAATTTTTCATAAAGGACTTCAGGAAGATCTTCTTGTATTTTTTGTTTATCTATATCAGATATTCTATAATCGTAGGAAAGAGGATTTCCCTCAACCATACCAAGAATAGTCTTTTTTGTTTCAGGATCTGGTACAAACTCTATAAGAGATTCATCCGACAGAGGTATTTTCTTAATTCTAACCTGGTCGGGTGGGAGTATAATTATTTTTCTAAAACCTTTATAATTAGGATCTTTATCTATTATTTTAAACTTTTCATACAGTTCTTTTGTTCTTGCTCTACCAGTTTCTTTTAAAGCTTCTTTACCAACTTCATCTACTTTACTATAGGGATCATGATCCTCATTATATAAAAATGCGTTCCCCATTAAATGATACTCATGACTTGTCTCTAATAATACCTTTGTCAACTTTAGATCATTACACATATCAACATAAAAGTCATATATATAATCGGCAAAATCCTGATTTTCAGATTTAGGTTTATCGAGCTTAATTTTTGATATAGGTAATGTAGAGTGGAGATCTATAGCTTGTCCTACGAACTCATTGCCATTATAGAAGGTCCTATACCAAGCTCTTCTTTCACGAAGGTTCTGTGGTTTTTCCAGGAAGTCTGTAGATAGCTGTGGGGAGTAGAAATTACCCTGAGAGCTTCCAGATACGTCTACGCTACCCATACCTGAATAAGCTACTCGGCTATTAAAACCAAATGTGGTCGTTGAATATTTTTTAAATGCCCGGGCCTTCATTTCATTCTCTGTAAGAGGTTGGGCCCTTGCTGGGGTATCGTCCTGGACTATTACAGCCCTTTTTGCTCTGGTCATTTTTCTTGCCGTATCCGATGCAGTAGAAGCTGTTTTACTAACTCTTGTTCTGGTACGAGATACTGGGTTATCCGCTCCAGCATTAATTCCACTAACTTCATTTTCTGCCATAATTTTATATCCTTTTTTAAGTAATTTTATTTAATCAATTCTTTTATCATTTTATCTTCTGACTTATCTACCAACTCAGATATATTAAAATCAGAAACATTTTTTAATCTGGTTATTATACCAAGGGCATTATTGATACTCTGACTATTCCTATTAACAATAAGCTTTAAGCTATAAAAATCCTCGAGACCATCCATTTTACCTTTTTGTTCTCTAAACTCATCTTTAAACCGTGATTCAACTTCAGAGCTGAAATCACTATATATTCTCCCAAGAGTCCCAAGGTCAGTCTTAATTTTCTTTGTCAATGTATCTACATCATCTTTTATCTTATTAACATCTGGCATTTTATATTCCTATCTTACTTACCAGGCGAAGGTCCGCCATCAGGTAGATTTGAATGTTCTGGATCTTGTACATAAAGTTTTCTTTTCCATCTTTTGATAAGTCTTTCCTGCTGAGTCTGTCTTTTTTTTGAATCCTCCTCTTCTTGAACAAATCTATTATCATCCATCACTTCAGATTGAGGCTGATATCTATGTTCATAGTAACCGGGCTGCTGGCTTTCAGACTCATTACCTAACTCACCTGGCATTAGAACCTCTTTAGCTAATAAAAAAAATAGAGATTTAGGCATAGCATGCCTAAAAGCCCAAAATAAAAAGACTTATTAGAAGGGGAAAAAATATTAGTACGTTATTAAAAAAAGTCTTGGGGAAAACCATTTTAAAATAGTATATTGTGATTAGGAGGCAGAAAGGAGATTATATGAGTGAAGAAAAAAGCTTGAGTTTTTTAAAAAAGTATAATATAATCAGTAGGGAAAGATATTTAACCATTTACCAAGGAGTTTTTATGAAAAAGAGTTTTTTACTGACAGTCGTGATGATTCTGATGTTCTCGGTGGTGTCTTTTGCTTCTCTTACAATAAGCGGAACAGTTCTTATTTCAGGTACACCAGGAATTGGATCCATAAACATAGAAGCTACAGGTACCACTAATGGGAAGCCTTTTACACCACGCATGAGTAACCTAACAACGGCATCCTTTTTGATAAGCAATATACCTGACAGTTCTAATATAACAATAATGCCTATAAATTTTGATAAAAATAGCTATTGTTTTACCCCAGAAAGCACAATAATAACTACAAAAAATAGTAATATAACAAGTCTATCTTTTAAATCTTATTTCAAAATAACTGAGGTAAAACCATCAAAAATAATCAGAAGCAATATGCCTATTATTAACAATTATTCTAACATATTAAGTTATAACCTTACAAAAACTTGTTTTGTTAGCATAGCTTATTATGATCTGCAAGGCAAGGTAATAGGTAGATTCGTAAACAAAGAGCAAAATGCTGGCGATTATTCTATACCTATTATGAATTACGCTGGGACTTATTTACAAGTGTTTAAAGCCGGAAACTACAAAAAAACAGACAAAATTACATTACGCTAAAAACAGAGGAAAACATGACAAAAAAGGTAATGATTAAAAAAACAATGATTCAAGTAGGACACTTCCTAATTCCAGCTGATGAATTATATGAACGTATTTGTGATAGAATTGATTCGGAAGAATTCCATAAAAAATTTCTTGCTTCTGGACTTGATTCTTACAAACCATTAGATAAATTATATAAACGAATAGTGAGCAAAATGGATTCAAAAAGATTCAATAAAGAGCTTAAAGCTGTGGGGCTGGAACTTGAACGTGAATATCAGAGATTGAAAAGTTGTCGTATTATACAGAAGAACATAAAATCAAGTATATAATTACCAAAAAAGGGATGAATTTAAAAACCATCCCTTTTCTCTTACATATAAGAAATCAACAGATCCCCTACCAAGTTATTACACGTCCCGCTATTTACAGGATATACTACAACATCAACATTCCACAATGCCTCATAAATCTTATATGCGCTACTAACATTCTGATTCTGTGTATCCACGCTATACATCTTCTGCTGAATTATTCGAGGATATAGTGCTGCTTGCCACACCTTGTCAGGTGTGGCAGGATATTGCTGATCAAAATTTAGGACATTAAAATTTAGTATACTATTTGCATATGGATAATAGAACACTCTTTCATAGTAAGTCCCTATTCCCGGTGTAACTTGTTTAATTTCTCTCACACTCCAAGAAGATATTGGTATAAATATTTCCATCATTTTAGTAAGATTATAAAGAATGGAATTAACATAATTATTATTATTAAAAGATGCCCTTAAAGTAGTTACAAAATTATTAGTAGGACTCTGCCAATCAAATACATTGTTTCCACTTGGATCAGATTTAAACAGAGACGAGCTAAATTGATATCCTTTAATACCTCCGGCATTAATTAAATCAGATATAGCAATATCTTGATCTGTAGAAGGACCTGATCCTGCTGGAACATTATCATAACCTACCCAGGTTATCTTTAAAACTCCTAAATTAGCTATGATAATTCTACTGAAATTATTTCTATAATATTCCCATTTTTTGTAAAAAGAAAAAGATTGAACATTAAAATCGGTTGTTATAATAGTATCATCATTTCTACCTGCTGTTGCAGTCATGTCTTCAATTAACTGCTTAGTAAAACTCAAAGTGTCATTAGCCCAGACAGCTGTTCCTTCGCTACTTAAAGTATCATAATCTGAAGAACCACCCCCACTTAAAGTATTATTCATTATAGCAGGAGGGTCTGTAAATGTATCAAATGAGAACTCTTTCCTGCGAGTAATCCCGTCATTCTTATTAAAAGTAACATCACCCGTAGTAGGTTTAACAACTATGATATTCTGAGGATTAGTAAATATCGCGCCACTTGAAGGATTATTAGCATTAAATTGTAAGCTATTTACAGTGAGACTATCTATAAAAGCTGGCCCGGTTTTAAGAGATAATATATACTGCTCATCTACAGCAGACGCAGCCAAACCTAAAGTAAGTCTTTTTGCTAAAATAGCTCCAGTACTATTAGGATCAGTAGGATCACCTACTTGTAATCCTCCCTTTATCCACATTTGTACATTAAAAGGATTACCCGATCCATCGCTACCATCAAAAACAAACAACCCATATGGATCAGGGGAACCACGTCTATCAATTATATGAAGACCAAAAGGATAATTAGGATCAACAGATCCATTCATTAAAACATAAACGAGAGCTTCTGCTGTAAGCCTGGACCGGGTCAATTCCCAATTAACTCCAAAATCTATATAATCAGAACTACCGCTCTGCCTAAGATTAATATTATTAGCTTGTATCCCGCCATTGATAAGCATCTTAAGGTCATACCTGGTTCCATACTCTGAACCCAACATCAATGAAAGTTGATTTAACCCATTAATAGCATAGGGTCCAAATCCTACAGCAACACCATCTAAAACACTCAAGTATTCTGATATTTGAGCATCTCTATCAACTGTAAGATTAGTAAATTGAGCAAGCTGTATCAATAATCGATCTGCTGACAATTTTCCATAAATATAAACGTCATCTCTGAATATGGCTATAGGACTGAAAGTAACTTTATTGAGCAATCCTCCACCATTAAAATAAACATCCCCATTAAACATAAAAGCATCAGCTGCTTCACCTAAATCAAATTTTAAGAAACGAAGATCTAATACATCCCCTCCGTATGTGGAAGACCCGTAAGCACCTGATCTGATAAAATCTACAGAGAGATCGGGGGAATATCCGCTTCTATTTATACTCAACACAACCTGATCTACAGGGAGATTTATCTCAGGCATGGATTTTACAAGGAGTCTTAAAAACAAACCATCAGCTGGATCTTCATAATTTAAAGCAGCTCCAAAAGCTTCACCGGTTTTTGTTATGTAAGTTATTGGACCAGTGTCCCCAAATTCCTGTGTAACAGCATACTGATAACTAAAAGTCCTGTTAAAACCAGCCCCTGTCGGACTATTACTATTAATATTATCAGCTACTTCAAATAATCCGCTATATCCACCATTGGTCAGAGTTACCCGTTTGGTAATATTCCCACTTAAAAGAGTAATTGTATATGTTACATGGTCCCCGCTGGTTAATTCCGTACCAACATAATTATCAGGCAAGTGCAAAAAATCTACAGAAGATATATAAAGGCTTCTTTCAGAAGTTCCATACAATGATAGGACTTGTCTATCAAAATTGTCCCCTTTGCTTCCTATAGTGGCTACACGCTCGCCATCAGCATCATAGATATCATAGAACCCGTAAGTACCTGTGTACCCTCTCAGGCTTCCAGTAACGCCTCTTACGGCTATCCCGGGGACCACCTGAAGACTTGCAGGGGATCCTGTGACACCTTCCCGTGGCATGCCTGTAAACCCAAATAAAGCAGGATTATCTCTATCTATCACTCCAGGGATTTTCCATGTAGGGCCATAAGTATCCCGTTTTATATAGGTGTCTTTTTCTACAAACAGATGTTCCCTGATTATTTCAGAATCATTTATGTCTTCGACTATATTTACTGCATCAAAAGTTCCTGTAAATCTTTCCGTATCCCAGACACTATCAGGGCCGGTCACTCCAGGAATATCTGTATTTAAACCTAACCTACCTTTATAGTCTACGGTAATAGAATTATCATTGGTAAGAATGTTGACGCACGCAGTTCCTGTTTCGCCCGTTTCATTAATAATTTCTACACCTGATCCCCCGGTCATCCCTTGCATATTTACATTTATTCTGTCAGTATATTCCCGGGCTCCAGGTACTCCTACATCATAACCAACATAAATAGACTGTGCAGAGATATCTTCTGCTAAAAGCTCCCCATCATTTAAGTCGTTAGGTCCTGTTGCGGGTAAATTACTTTGATCCTGATCCCCGACATATAAAGCCTGTACTTGGAACTTACCTTCATTATCAAGGACTCGAGGAGTAACAGAATTAGAATTAAAAGCCTCTGTATCTAAACCCTGGTTTGCTCCGGTAGCACCGGCACTTTCATCAACTATTGCATAAGGGAATCTTGGAGTCATTAAACCAGTAAACCCAGCATAGGTATTCATGAGGTTAAGTTCATCAACATCAGCCTGAGTATACCCACCATGATTTACTCTATAAGTTAGCTCCTGAAGACTAAGTATCCTTTTATTATAAAGGTCTAATAAATTAACAATATCCGTATCATATATTTCATGTACGCCACCTCTGCGATAGAGTATAGCTATTGGTATCCTATAATGTTTATTTATAGGGTTTGGATCAGACATCATCTCCGTATCTATTGAACCAAGAAAATCACTACTATTAAAAATATCTTCACTTATTCTTAAATTAGATATCTGGCTTGGACTTCTTGGGGTACCGTTAAGATTAGTAAATCTCCAATTTTCCCATACACGTACATCAAAAACAGCTCTTGCTCTATTTGCTGTTTCAGTACCTACGATAGGATTCTTGAGATTTAAATCCTGGTATTCACTTTGATTGAGGCCTTGTACCGCAGAAACTTCAGAAAAATGAAGATCGATATAGACTATATCGACTCTATTGATACCTGGAGGGGAATAAATTAAATCTGGGATCGGAGTCTCAGTAAACCCATCATCAGTTAAACCTTTCCCAATATCATTTTGTTGATTATATTCTATATTTCCTGAGAGGAAAACATAAAAACCTTTTGCAAACAATACTGCTGGGTTCTCTATATTTCCACCACCAGTAATCAAAAAATTATCTGCTATGTCCCCAGACCCCCCATTAGCTGGTGAAGCCGACAATATCTTAAAAGCGCTATTAACACCTACAGCAGAACTATTGGAGTATGGTTCTGTAGGAGATCCGACTTCACCAAAAGTTTTCTGCATGGATCTTCTAATCTGATCCACAATAGCCAGATTCATGTTTCTGATTTCATCATCTAAGAGAGGCTTATTCTTACGGGCCCACATGTAAAAATATTTTTTACGTTCATCATAAATGATTACATCAGAGTACCATTGTCCATGGAAAGGTATAATTGCCATTTTTTATTCCTATCTTGTTCGCATATTTGAACTATAAACTGATCGACTAAACATGTCTCTTGCGGACATTGATCCCCTGGACGGTCTATTCAAAGACATTTTCATTAATTCTTTATGCCTGGACAATCCAAATGATTTAGCTTGAGTAGTTCCTACATTTGCAAATTTAATTCCATATCCTTTATTTTTATAATCTGACGCCAACAAAACAGCTCTTGATAATGCGCTGCTTAAGTCGTCGTGTGCCCCATCACGTTCTGGAGCTGCAACAGCTATTATGTATTTTGATTTTTGATGCGCTTGTAACGATAATATTTCAGCAATTAATTCTGTATCTCCAACTTTATTAGACATTACCTTATCAACATCAGGGAATCTTATCGTCTGAGAAATAAAATGTGTTAACAAATTTTGAAACACTGTTGAATTTGTATTTTCATTAAATTCTCTATATTCGAATTGCTTTAATCCTTTTCCCTCCAAAAGTGGTACGATAGCCATTCCATACCATTGGTCCATCAATCCTTTAATTATATAGAACTTCTGTGTAAATCCTGCTATCCAATCAGCCATTTCATCTGGTACAAAATGAGATTTATTTTCCAATGATGCATATCGCACTTCAGCGGCATCTATCTCTAGTAGATTCTGTCTAATACCCCCTACTATCTCCTGGACACTATGACATATTACTATTGCAGTACCATCATTTTTTAAACCAATATCTATCCCCATAAAATGGGCAATACGCTCAGAAGATCTATCCTTATACCTTAACCCAGGTACAATATTTTGACGAACTACTTCAGGATCTTCTATCCAACCTTTTAACCTATCATCAAATGCTGCACCGTGCTCACATCTGAAAACTATTGGATTTTCCCTGAATTTACTTCTTAAATACTCCGATGACATATTTGGATCAAGTTCCCAAGAAGGAGCCTGGATCATAAGCAGATCATTTACATCGGATTTAAACGACCTTTCATATTCTTCATAAAACTTTCCTGATTTAATACTTGGGGAAGATATACATATAATCTTGCCACAAAAAACATTATCGATAGCACTTTTAAATTTAGCTACACCAGGAGTTATAGCATTGTATATTGACCTATCATTTTTATCACTACCAGTAACTAAACCCTTAGCTTTTTCATCTTCAAAAAAATGGGCCATTTCATCCAAACCTATAACTATAGATCCATGACCACGAACACCTTTTGCGCTACAAGGAGCCACATGTATTGATATAGTGGCTCTTTTACCTCTACCATATTTTTCTATATCTCTTTGGGTCTGAAGATACATAGATTGTTTTGTAGACTCTAATCTATATCTTCTAAAAAATTCAGATCTGTCTAAATGACCCGTAACTTTATTAAACAACTCAGAGGCTGTTTCTTTACTTGTAGAAACGCAGGTAAGTCTTATATCATCCTCTGGCATTATACCAAAATATTCTTGGGGGCTGTATCTCGATAAAAGTTTATATGCTTCATATGCTATTATACAAGAAGTTAAAGAGGTTTTTCCGCCCCTTCTTCCAACTACTAAAACTATATGATCAAATGCATGATCTATAAGGGGTTTATTTATCCTACCTTCATCAAACAGATATTTTGCATATTCAATTTCATTAAAACGATATCTCTCAGTTTCATTAAATTGATCATTTATTATAATATTTCTATTACTACTACCATCTAATTCCAATCCATAATAACATTTTAAAATAAATTTCTGAGCAGGATAAAGAGGGGGAGTTCCAGTAACCGTACCTAACCCAAGACCCCACTCTGCGGAACAAAACTCAATTATATCCTTTTCAGCAGCAGCTTTGGAGCTAGTTTTGCTCTTTATGAAGTTAGTACAGATATTTGAAATAGTCATTATTTTTTCTGTGTCCCGTAATAAATCTTTTCTACTTTCTTCTCAAAACCCTCAAGATTTTGAGCTAATTGTATGAAAAAGATATCATTAAACTGTTCTGGTATCCCGACTTTTTCAAAAGTTTCTTTAACGGTGGTAAGAATAAATTCCATGACTTTTTCGAATTTCTCACCACTAAAATCTATTTTACCGTCAAACGATACGTTTTGTAGCTTCTCTTTTTCTATAATAGTTTCCACTAACATCTTTAATGATTTTACTCTTTTAACGGATACTTCAGAGACATCTTCATTTGCAAGAAAATGAACTTTTCTATATGCTTTTAAATATGATAACTCTTCAGCTATCTCCTTCATTACCTGTACTAATAAATTGTTAGTAGAATCTTCTTTTCTTATAATAGCGTATAATGCGTCATTTTTTAATGGGTCTGCTATTAATTGCTGTATTATCTCAGCAGGATTAATAGTCCCTTCAAGTATCTCACTTGGATCATTTACTATAGGATGTTCAATAGGAATAGGTATCTTTTCCTGATCCTGTACCATCTTTACCATCTCTTGCTTTACATCTATCTTAGGTCCTTTTAGAATATCTTTTATAGTAATAGATGGGGTAGGGGTTTCTGAAATTTGTCTAGGTGGATTAATAATATTCCTATCAATACCCTTATTTTCAATATCCTCAAAGTTATCCAATTCATCCAGACCTATATCTGCATTATAGTTACTAAGGACATCTTTTATAATATTTTGCTTAGGAGGATTAATAATGTCCCTTTCAATATACCTACTTTCAATCTCCCTAATCTCTTTTTCAAGAGATGGATCAACCAGGATATCTTCAATATTAATATTTACACCAACACCCACATCACCATCATCCTCATCGCCATCTTTCATATTATCTTCCATTTTATCTCCAATTTAATATTATAAATTTTTTAGATTGTCGTCTAAGCCTTCTGTATTAAAACTGATATCCATGCTAAGCTTATTCTGACCTCTCATTTTTTCCAAAGAAACATTAATATTCGAACCCAGATAATCAGGCATGTCAAATTCCTTCCTAATATTCATTTGGGTAAGATCAGGATTCTCTTCAAGAAGGACTTTTTCAGTCTTAGTATCTATGTTAGCTTTTGGTTTGTCTTGCTTTGTATTCTCTTTCTTATCTTCCTTATTAGACTTATCCTTAGCAAAAATTAACCCATGCTTAGTGCATCCAGCTGTTGAGCACATGATACAATCATCACACTTTTTTGCTTTCTTAAGAGATACATCAGGACTAAACTGATACTTCTCTACGGCACATTTAGTAAGTACATTTGCATCTATTTCTTTAACAGAAGCAATGACATTTCTCACAATACTTACAGCTTCTGCTGTAGGTATATGTTGTATAAGTTTATTCTCTATACTTTCTATAGGTAGACCCGCCTCCACTGCTTTATAAACCGCTTCTTTAAGCTTGTCCCTATGTGCGTACTTTTTTGCAGGCTCTTGGTAGAAATGAGCTTTTACGCCACCTTCACGGGTTCTGGGGGTATAGCTAATAGTATTCAGGAATACATCCCTAAGAACACTTAAAACATTATCTCCTGCTTCAATTCTTCTTCTTGAATAATCAGCCTTATCGGAAGAAATCCTTTGATTGAATTGCAAATCATCTATGTAGCTACTTGCAACTTTATTACTGATCTTCCCATCTCTAGGAAGAATTTCACATCCAGTATTCAATGCAACTTTTCTAAGGATATCATCAAATTTACCCTTAGAATAACTCTGAATAAGATATGAAGGATTTACTGCCGCTGTCTTAATAGCTTTAATGGCATCATCCGCATCTTTATAGTAGGAGATATCTACATAAACATTACCCAATAAACCTTGTAGTGAAGCTATCCTTTTAATCTCAGAAGAATACTTCTCAATAATGTCAGGGGTAAATTTATGATTAATAGATTCTTTAAGATCACCACCTATTTTTCCTTTAAGCATTTCATCCTGGATAAAGGCCAGAACAGGTCTGACTTCCATAAAACGGGTTAATTCAGGATTCTTTTCAACTTGTGAAGCCTCTTTAATTAGAAGATTTGTAAAATCATCCATCATTGAATCGGCTTCAACTGTTGTAAAACTAAACTTATCCACTGTAGGATCTACTAAAGCTGATGGTTTCTTATCCTCCGCTGATCTTAGAAGAACTGTCCTAAGAAGATCCTTAGAATCTATAACATCATTAGGCCCTATCATACCTGCTATCCTAAGGTGTGTCGTATAACTCTTAAGAAGCTCTTCTGAATACTCCATAGAGGCAACTACATTTTTACGGAGTTCCTTGCAATACCCTGTAGTATGAGACGAGCACATATGCCCGCGTGGATTACCAGTAACATATCTGGCCAACTTAATCTTACCTGCACCTAAAACTCGAGCAGCTTCAGAACAACTGTCAAAAGGAGTAAGGTCGATGTAAACATTACCCAAGAGACCTTGCTCATTGGCAAGCTTCTTCAGGTCTTCTCCAGCTGCCTTAATAAGATTCTTTGGGTATGTTGAGGCTAACTTTTGAGCCAAAGCTTTTCCAGTAATACCCTTCATCATATCTTTCTTAGCAGCATACACAACATCTCTTATGGTTTCTGGCGTGACTTTATCTGAAGAAGGAATCTCCTCAGATTTAATTGTATTTGCTATAAGATTTAGATTTGAGTCATTAAAACTCTTCCAATTCTCCTGAAGCTGGGGTACAATCTCAATATTAAGCGGCACAGGAATATTCTTCACATCAGTTGCTGAAAGTGCCAACCAATCGAGATCAGGGACCTTAATTGCTGAAGCATTTTTATCGCCCATGAAATCCATCATATCGGGCTTATTTTCGCGTTCCATTTTTTACTCCTTTATTTATCTTTAATAGAAATGTTTGCTAATATTCTTTTGCTAAGCACACTTGCAACTTTATCTTTTGCATTATTACCTAAAAGCTCCTTATATCTATCTAAAAAAGAAGCATCTTTAACATCCCCGGGTTTAATATCATCTTCGATAACTTCTTCAAATATTTTTCCTTCTTCATCATTATCTCTCTTAATTTCCTGGGTATCGCTTGGCTGTATTTTTTTATCAGCAATATTTTCCTTAACGTCCTCTTTCTCTTCTTCCACATCCTCTTTTTCTTTTTCTACTACCTTTAATTCTTTGTCCTTAAGACCCCATTTAGGGTTAGTAAGCTCATCAGCAATAGAATCTGTAACGTTGGACAGATCCTCAATGACTCTGCTCAGTACGCTCTTAATTTCCTTGAACTCCATAATAAATCCTCGCCCGCCAATTTTTCCGTCAGGAGTAATGTCGGAACCTCTCAGTATGGCGAGTTCCTTCATAGCTGAAACAAGCGTCCCCAGAGCAACATTCATATTATGAAGGGATTCTTTAAGAATCTTTGCTTTGGATTTATCAAATTCAAAGCCATCCAAATTCCTGGCACCTTCTTCTTTTTCCTTTTTCTTTTTAGGATCAGAAGCTGCTGTTACCATTCTGTTTGTTAATCTTTCTCTTGCCATATTTTTATCCTTTTATGGGTTTACCCGATTCAAAAAGCCTTGTTATATGAACTTCCCCAGAATCATCCGATTCAATAGACCACAAATCTTGTGTAGACTTATGGACTATATGCTTATCGTCTACCCTGCTAAAAGCAAATAAATCATCTAAACTTGATATTTTAATCCTACTCTGATCAAAAAACATACTGACTCCGCCTTCTATGGCTCTTGCAGCGACATTAGCAGCCTTCAGGTTAGTCTTAAGATCTTCATAGAGATTATTTGTAACGGCTTTTTCAAAATTATCCGTTGACAATTTCTCTTGTACTCCTGTTACTTTTTCAGACATCTTATCCATAGGTTCATCTCCTTTTATCATAAAACCAGGGCATTCCTCCGTATAACTTACAGGGAATATTTTACATTGCTCTGGTCTGATTTTATATATGGAACATTCATTATTTTCTAAAAACATACACTCTCTTGAATCAGGCTTGTCCTTTAAAACAAGATATTTACCCTTATCAAGCATCCTTGTATATTGATCTAAAAACTCATTTTCATCTTCATCAGTAAGGGCATTAGCCATGCTCGTTACATCTGGCTTAGATAAAAAAACATACCCTTTCCACTTGCAGCATCTGCCACACTTAATACATTCAAAAGGGATACCATCTATAGTTGTCATAATAATTAAAAACTAAAAGGATCTATTATACCTTCTCCGACCCATGTCTCTCTATCTAAGACATCAGAATCTTCTTCCCCTTTTGACGTTACAAAATCCTGAACTTTATTTTGATCATCAGTCTTAGGAGAATCAGGGTCTTCTAGGAAACTAGGCCGCTCACCTACATGGATCTCATCATCTTCTATAGGCCCGGGGCCTATTAAATGCATATCATATTTTTTCTTTAAATCATCTATCTTAGAAGCGGGATCATTTAATTTATTACTAGGTTCGCCAGGCCATACGTCATAGGTTATATCTGAGGGGTAATCATTGCTAGGATTTGTATACGTATATTGATCCGTGTCAGGATTATCAGCTATCATGACTCTAGCTAATTTACGGACTCTATTTGCTATAGAAATATACATAAAAAATCACCATTAGAATTTTACTGATACTTTTAGAATTCTAATGGTGAAAAATTATGAAAAGGTTATTAACTTCAAACTTTTAATTAACGGTGGTTATAGTTAACTTTATACCCTTTGTCAAAGTGGGGGAGTACCACTTCGTGAAGCATATAGAGGTTATTCTTTATATATTGAGCCAATTTATAACAATCCATTAAATCTTTATATGTCCTCTTAAGTTTTTTCATTTTATCTATATAACGATCAAATTTATGCCTGACCTTAATTTGAGTCATTACATTTTTACCTTGTAGTTTATACTTTTTATTTAAGAGTTCCGCTGTTTTAGACTGGCAAGTTGTTTCAATCATATAATTAATAAGATCTATCTCAAAAATAATAAAATGCTTATTTAAAATTTTTCTAATATCTTCAGAAAGCTTAGGCATTTTTTTAAGAAAATCTAATCTCTTCTCAGCCCGAGATAACCTATGAGAGACGGCTCCTTGCGTAACTCCAAAAAAATCAGCTATCTCCTTCTGCTTCTTCCTATCCTTATAATACATCTCAATAAGATCTATTTCCCTCTGCGGGAGCTTCTGTATGAACGGTTCAAAATCCTCAAATCTAAAAAGGTTCCTGTCACTTACCGAATTTAATAATTGGACTTCTCCATCAAATTCGTTGTCGTTATCGTCACAAAATCTGTTTTGTAACTCATAAGGGTCCATATTCCTGTCTATTATTTTATTCATGATCCTCCGCCATCCCTTCTGCTATTAATTTAAAAAAATTAACCAAAGAGACTAAAAAATTCTAATTTTACCCCCTCCATAGGATCGCTATATCTCATGTTTATAGTGGACAAAAACAATTCTACTATATCATCCGCTTTCAAAGATTTAATCTCATATTTTTCTAACAATGTATTTACTTTTTCTTTATTAAAAGAAGCTTCACGTTTATTTATCTCAGTTAAGTCCCTATTAAGAGAGACAATCTTGGCATTCTTTTTAATACGCTCTTTAGCTTCTTCAAAGGATCCTTTCTGAAAATCAGTCAATTTAACTTCAGAAAGATTGGCATAAACTTCATCTATACTCGAGTACTTATTTACTAAACTGGCCACAATCTTTCTAGGCACCCTGGAGATACCTTTTATATTATCACTATCATCCCCATCAAAACTTCTATATATCCCCAATTTTCTTGGAGGAACTCCAAAAAGATCCCTCACTGCCTCTTCATCATAAAATTTTTCAGGATTAACTCCTACCTTTGGCTTATATACAATAACTTTACCATCTTCTACCAACTGTAATAGATCTTTATCGTTGGTATAGATATAAACTTTTCCATCTTTTTTGAATTCTTTTGATAAACTTGCAATAACATCGTCAGCTTCCTGACCTTCTTTTTCATACTGATCAACACCCGTATTTTCTAAAAGATCCCTAATATCCGATACTTGATCCCAAACAGCTGCTGGTAACGATGATCTCCCTGCTTTATAATCGGGCTGTATTTCAAACTTTTCTTTAGCACGATTATCCCATGCCACTGAAAAATTAAAATCTCGATACTTTTTTCTTAAAGACACTAACGTTCTGGTAAATCCAAATAGCATACCAGAAAAAAGACCGGCAGCTGTCTTTAATTCAAAGTTAGCGTTATGGGACCGATAAACAAGGTTATTGCCGTCTATAATAAAATTATGCATTAATCATCCTTCAGTTCAAAATTTATAACTGATAATTTAGCTGTGACTATTCTTGTCCTCTTACGAAATTCAATTATTGCTGTTTTCTTCCTTGTATTTACCGACAAAACAGTACCCTCTTGATTCTTAAAAGTACCCTCTTTAGCTATTATTTTAGATCCTTTTTTAGGGATTCTTTTAATGAGATCCAATTTCATCTTAGTCTTGAATTTGTTAATATCTCTATTAGTAGCAGAATAGGGGTTAGAGCCTTTATACAGAATTTTATCGAGGTGTTCTGTTTTTTTAAAAGACTCTTTATTAGCGGCTTCGGAACGCTTTACAAAAATGTATCCATCAAACAACTGGAATCCAATATCGGCATTATTCTCTTTTTCTATATATACAGGAATGAAATAAATAGTATCCTCTCCGAAAAGATCTTCTATTTCATTTTCAATGGCCTTATAGGATTCGAGTAGTACACAGCTCTCATTTAAAATTATGGTCATCCATTTTTCGGTATTATTCTTAAATCGATATTTAATATCCTGGAATTCTTTCTCAATGGCAGGGACGATATCTTTGCAGGATTTTTTCTTGTATGCTCTTTTGACTTTTTCTTTTACTATACTTTTCTTATACTTTGAGCCCATCAAGAGACCCCTTAACAGCTTCTTTAAAAGCTTCCTTGGTGATCTGTCCTCTAAGTATAGCTTTTCTGTCAGCTGTGGATCCTTTTATTTGAGGGCCCCATTCTTTAGAAACATTCTCTTCTATGCGATTATCCTGATTCTCTTTAGACTTTTTATTCTTAATCTGTCTTACAAGTTCTTCCCTTTCCCAAGGGGCATGCTGATTTATATAGTCCAGTCCTATTTCACGACCAGATTTTTTTTCAGCATCATTATTACTGGGATAAACTTTAGGAGTAACAACTTTGGGTAAAACCAACTCCTTTTTATCAAAGTGACCTTGGAGGAACTTATAATGTAAAATAAGCAAATCAGAATGAAAAAGTGTGAGATCGTTTAATCGTTGTCTCGATAGAAGATAATCTAGCACCTCAAACGCAGAAGCAGAGTATTGCTTTGATAGCATCTTAAGTATCTCTACATAAGAAGCACTCTCAAAAGTAAAACCTTGAGAATACTTTATGGTGTCGTTAATCATCATAAGTATATTTCCGTACAAATCTTTAATATTCATTCTACTAATTAAGTACTCAGCGGCTTTAAAAGTCTTGGATAGATCATAGGGCAAAGCTATCAATAAGTAGGCTATCTCTTTAATATACAGTGTCACTACTTTGGCGACATTCTCTTCATTTATATCCCCTAATCTTGAAGTTACCTCAAGTTTTATCTCTGCATCACGATAATGCCTCCCTGAAGATTGTACTATAGTAAATAAAGCATCTTGAGTGTATTGAAGACTATTTAATTCACAGATTTTTTGTAGTTTTTTTAATACGTAGGCTTCGGTTGGTTGGGGGAGTTGAAATTCTACACAGCGAGATCGTAATTCAGGTGGCATCTTATCTATGCTTGTTGTCCCAAAAAGGAATATAACGTTCTTATTTTCCTTTTCAAGCTCTATTAAAAGAGCATCTTTACCGGCCTTACTTATTTCGTGACATTCATCCAGGAATATTATCACAACCCCGGATACTGTCTCATATTTTAGTTTTTCCAACAACTCTTGGATTTTTTCTTTTGATCCGTTGTTAGCAGCATCTATTTCTATGTAAGAAGGGTTTCTTTCAGATAGGAAGTCTTTGCAGGAAGGACACTCATTACAGGGGGACATATCATCTTTTTTATTATTACATAAAATACTCCTCGCAAAAAGCCTTGCTAACGTTGTCTTTCCTGAGGAATAGTCCCCTTCAAAAAGATATGCCGGATCATAACTACCAGATTTAATGATAGCCTTCAATATGTCCTTGACATTATCCAACCCTAAAACACTATCAAAATCTAACGGTCTGTATTTTGTTCCAAACATAATTATCTCTTAATATCCTAATTTTGTAGTAGGACAGGAACTTTGTTTTTTATATAGTTTATGAATGGGGATTGCCCCATTTTCTGTAAACAGCTATTAGGGTCATCGTAACCGAGTGTTATAGACTCTATACTTTTTCCGTATCTTTTCTTTAAAGAGGCTGTACCTATCATACCAGCCTTATCTGAATCATAGACAAGGATGATCAAATCAACGAACATCCTTAAAGTATCATATTGCTGATCATTTATAAAAGAAGTAAGAGAGGCTGCTGAGTTCTTAAAAACTTTTGAGAATGCTATTGAATTAAACCCACCCTCATGAATAAATATCTTCCCGGATTTAATGGCATACGGCAATGCCTCGTATAGACCAAACCAAGCCCCTATATCTCTCGCCTCTTTCAACAAGTATAGATTATATTTTTTTTCTTTTATAGACCTTACTATTAACCCATTAACTTTGCCCAAAACGTTCCTTAAGGGCATTATGATACGATTTTCTAAAGATTTAAAATGGTAGGTCTCGTCATGTAACTTTTTATAATCTTCAGAGTTTTCCTTTTTTATTTTTGCTACTTTTAAAAAACCTAATTTGAAATTAAGGATATCTTCTTTATTAAAACCTCGCCCTGATAAATATTTTAAAGGCTCTTCGTATTCAAGCATTACCTTATTGGCATGCTCAGTAAATTCGTCCAAATACATATCAATCTTTTTTCACTATAGTAAAAATATTCTTTTGTTCTTTATTCAGATCTTCTACCATCCAATCTGGTAACAAACAGAACATTTTATTTTCAGTACCAGGGTAATACTGAGACACTACCTCCTCTATCATTACCTTCTTAGAATTTTTAAGTATAAGTTCTGGGTAATATACTTTTAGTACGAATTTAAAAAGCTTCGGTTCTAAACTTTTCCACTTACCTGTTTTTTCTCTCTCACTTAGTAAAAGTTTTCCTTCATCTGTATCCCAATCGAATACCTTTACTACCTTGGCCAATCTATTTGCTATAGGTACATTAAAAGCTGGATTGAGTTCCTTATACCACTTTTCAAGATACCTTGTTAAATAGACTAAACGCCCCGCTAAGTCTTTATCATTAATAGTTTCCATACACTAATATAACGTAATTCTAACAAATTTTAAAGGTTTATTTATTTCAATTCATACACTCATAAATGAGTGAAACATATTACTCTTCAAAATATAGTTACAGCTTATCAATAATTTCTGACGAATCTTTGTTTTTATCTAGGAACTCATGCAGTTTAATTATATCGGATTCTGTTATTCTTTCTCTCTTAACTAGCTTCGTGTAGGACTTGCACTCATTTTTTTGGGAGCATTTAATTACTTGTCCGCAATATTTTATATTATGAATCAAAGCCATCTTAATGAAAAAATTTTCACTAATAGTATAAGCTCTATCATTATGGATTACGACAACTCTATTACAACTATTGCACCTATAAACAATAGGGTTGCATTCCAAACTTATAAGATGTGTTTCAGCCTGACAATTTGAGCATTGTATTTTGTATTGACAATAAGACATAACTTTCACCCCTGTTGTATATTAACGCTCAGATAATTTCTCAAAAGAGTTATCCCCACTGCATGAAGATAATCTTCTTTAGCTGACACGAGAGGCTCAATAACATTCACTGAGTAGCCCCTATTTCTGAATTCTTCTGCGGTGAAAAGTACGGTGGTGTGTGTCTCCACACCAACAATATAAACTTTTTCAGGTTTTAGCTTATAAACCTCTGAGTCCAAAGGGGTCTTATAAAACCCATTATATCTTATAATATTATACACAAATTTACAATAAGATTTATAAAATTCTGGTATCTCTATATCCTCTGAACCGACTATAGAACCAGATTTCTGACCTGAAAAAAAAGAATCATCAGGTTGGTGGATCTCTCTTAAGATATATACAATATTTTTATCTAAACTTAAAGACTTGAAATAAGATTTTAATCTAACGTCTAAGACATCGGCTTTTTCACCTAAATATCTTGAACCTTTAGGATTAAAATAACTCTTTTGTAATCCGCAGCCTATTACTAAGTTCATTTCTTAAAAATCCAGTAATAACAATGAAATTTCCTAGCATGTAACTGATTTGCTCTCTGCCAATTTGCTATCAATCTTCTTTTAGATATCATAATAAAAAAATCTACAGGATGCCAACCAACTTCAATTGCCTTATTATATATAAAACAATGAGAAAAATACTGCTTTCCAGAACTAACTTTATCCTGACATTTAAATATTAACGTACCACTTTCACTACATACACGATAAAGTTCTTTAATAGCATCCTCGTAAAACTTAAAAAGAGCCGGTTCATTTGGAAAAACTCCAAATCTCTTATTAAGTTTATTATTCTTATTTTTACTTTTTAAAGAGGGTCCTGTAGTCGCTAAAAACGGAGGATCAAAAATAATTGTCTTAACTGAAAAATTAGCCAAAGGTAATTTAGATGCATCTGCTTTTATTACCCCAGGAACTTGTGGATCAATGTCAAAACAAAAACGTGGCTTTTTAATAAAGCCGCCTTTATAGAAACCGCCAGTACTATATGTTGGATCAAGATCTATATTTTGATTATCACAATGAAGCTTTAAAGCACTTTTAATAGCTTCAACATCGTCATATATGACACTTGATATCATTTATTTCCTTTACATATTTCGCTACAATACTTTGCATACTTACCTTTATTACTAAAAAATCTTGAGCATATAGGGCATAACTTAATCTCAGGGATACCATACATCTTTATATAAAGCGTTAAGTTGTAACATATAATAGCCTCAACCCAGGGGGCATCTTTGTTCTTTAGTATAACTTGTCTTTTCTCCCCCGCCCTGCTGGTACCACCTTCTACAATCTCTTCAAGAGAAGGTTTCATATAATTATTAATATAATTGATAGCTTGCTTATTTATTCCATTGTCGATTATATCTATCAAAAGGTTCCTGAAATCTTTTTTAAATAATGTTAAGTCTGGGGGATTCTTCAGAGCTTCTTCAGCAATCACTTTCGACTTTTCATCAAAATTTGATTCAAGAAAAGACTGAATAACTTGAGCAGGCTCTACAAGCCCGTTGCCATATCTTATAAACAGAGGTTCATTTCTCATCCCAGAATCCTAAGAAAAATGTTAATCTTGGCTGCTCTTTTCTTTAAACCGGATATACCAAGGACTTTTCGTCTTCTTGGATCAACCCTCAATAATAAATCAGGTATTTTCTTACTTCCAATCTTAAGGAAAAATTGAGTTGATATCTGACCGTTATTTAAAAATAATTCCAATTCTTTTAAAACATCTTGCCTGGATAAGGTATATTCTCCACCTACATACTCATAAATCATCCTCAAAGCTTCTTCAACGATTTCTCGTATCCGACCCTTATCTATATCTAAATCTATTTTATCGTTTGATCTATCTATCATAAATTGAATATCTTCAGTATATATGACTCAAATATAAGCTTATTACTATATTTTGACAACCTTAATTGTACATCAAGGTCATTTAATAAATCAATAACTTTCAAAATTTTAACCTTGTTAAAAATACTTATAGCTGTATATAGCTTCGTTTGTACTATGAATTTTGGGACTCCTATTATATCTGATATCTCCTCGGCTGACTTTTTCTGCTCTTTATAGATAGTAACTTTGTACAATTTTTCGAATTGCCCTATTATGAAATGCAATAGCTGTATATACTTTGATTCATCTACTTTATTAAATTCTTTTAAGCATTGTTCCGATCTTCTGTGCGAAAAATGATCCATAAGCTCAAAAAAATTTGAATCATATGATTCACACACTATTGCTGAGCACAACGATTCAGTAACTTCCTTATTTAAATATTTTAATTTTTTAACTTCATTTGTAAGAGCTCTTGGGTCCTTACCCCTCCTACTAATTATAAAAGATGGTATCTCTGGCTGGAATTTAAGATCCACCTTAACCATAAATGTATGTAACCAACTCCTACACTCTTTCTCGGACATGTCTTCAAGTTTTTGATAAGCATAATCGCTTTTTATTTTAATATAAGCTTTATTCTTTTTAATGGCGCTATGCTCGACCAAAATTATAATATCTTCAGTCTCATAGTCCAGAAATGGTTCTATATCCTGTATGTTCTCATCGGAAAAATTCATCAATGCTAAAATTTTCTTATCTGAATTAAACAAAAACCCGCCATTCAGCTCTTCAATAAATTCCTGGGCGTTAAAACACATTTTTACTGTATAATCACTATAAATTGTTTTACATTCCTCAATAAACACATTCGCCATATAGGAATCAGAACAATTAATCAAAAATTTCTTATTTTTCTTTATTGAAGTTCTATCCAGCATTTAAAGTGTCTTTCTTTTCTTTCTTAAGCATTAAAAATATCCAAGACATCAAAGACGCTATCCTGGGCTTAAGTTTAATATTGATACCTTTTTTGTAATCCTTTATAATAGGTCTGATTTTCTCAAGCATAGCTACACAGATATCACTCTTCCATCCTATAGTCATTCTATCCAAGACTGCATTGTTTCCTTCATTGAAAATTATATTATTATCATCAAAATGTATCTTTAGAATGTCACAAACATAAATGAGTAATATCTCCAGAAAATAGACAAGCTCACCTTCTATGTCTATATCATTTATTATTGAGAGTATTTCATCCTCTTCCCTTTTACTGAAGTTCAACAAAAAATCCTGAACAAATAATATCTGTTTAGAGTAAATAGGATAATTTGCAAGTATACTCTTAGATAGAAAAGGGATTATTCTATTAAGTTCCTCGATGTTCTTTACATTAATATTTTTTTCTTTTAATAGCTCTAAGAGGATATCCTGATGGAGCTGCTTAAAAGCAATCCTCTTCGACCTCGATAACACGGTCGGTATTATTCTCTCCGGGTAGCTTGAGATTAAAAAAATTATTACATGGCTTTTTAAATCTTCGAGGGTCTTTAGCAGTTGGCTCGCTGAGGAATTATTTAATCTCTCTGCATCATCTATCAGAATAACTTTATTTTTGCCTCTGAAAGGCATTAAAGTTACAAATTCTTCGATGGCTTCTATGTCAGATACTTTGATTACGCTTTCTTCATCTGAAGATATTTCTATATAATCAGGGATAGCTGGGAATAACTTACAATTTTCGCAGTTGCAGGAATCATCCTTAACCCCGGGGCACACTATATATTTTGCGAGGGTTTTAGCTATAGAATATTTACCTACACCTTTTGGGCCTTCAAATAAATAAACACCCTCAAACTTATCATTAAGAAGCCATTCTTTAAATTCATTTAATAATTCCTCATGGCCTTTTATTTTTTGAAAAAACATTCTTACTCTTTCTTAAAAGATAGCTGTTTAAATCCTGTTTCTTCTAACTTTTCAAAAAAAGTTTGTTTTTTAACAGGATCATAAACATATGGCAAAAACACTTCCATAAATTTTACCTGTTGTAGTTCCACAAGGCTACATTGTATGTCCACCCAATCAGAAAGTAGCTTCCAAGCTGTTCGTTCTGCTTGTTCTTTAATGTTATTGAATGTACTCTTACGTGGGCGTTTGACTTCGGATTTAAGTTGTTTCTCAACATTGCTTATTCTAGCGGGGAGTCGGAAAGGAAGCTGCTCACCATTATTATCAAGAATAAATGCGATCCCAACAAGATGTTTATCTTCGTAGAGTTTAAGAATGTTCATTGCTCCGTGCTCAACTAATCTCTCTTCTATATGTTGAACAGATCGAGAAGCAGCAACGGTAGATGTATAATTTTTTACCATTTTAAACCTTCTTCTTATCTACACCAAGGTAGCTTATCCAGCAACTATAGCCACCACTTTTATAACCCAACAAAAGTCATGCTAACCTTCTTTAGAATCTTTATTATAAATTAATGGATGGAACGGTCACTCTCGCCACTGTTGAAGTGTGGTAACTTATATAACACATTAGGGATGCTCTAGTTCCATCTTAAAAAATAAATTTTTATGCCCCTCAAAGAGAGAGACAGAATTTTTAAAATACCTTTTTCTTAAACTTAATCTGAATATATAACCATTACTAAATCTATTGCTTTGTCGATGGTGATTTTAAACATTTGTTTAAGCTAAGATCATTTATTTATTGATAATCATAATCTTAGCGCCTTACTCCCCTACTCGCTAGTGTAGGGGGATAGCTTGGCTATTTCAAGGTGAATCTACCCTCATCACTTATTCCAGGGTGAGGCACTCAAGAGAGATTTCAAGAAACCTCATTAAAAGCACTATAGCCGCTTGGGGAACGTTATTAAGGCCACCATGGTCAGTCGGGTTACGATCTCCACTGCTTATCCCGAATAAGAGGTTCCTTATAAGCTACAGCAGATAATATTGCCAGATACCTCCTTTAACCTTTGTTCATGTTCGTAACGTTTAAAATATATCTCTCGATCATAGCTTTTCCTTTTTCATCCTTATCTTTTAAGAGCTCAGGATGATTGGAAAACATATCAAATTTAATTATATAATCAGAATTCTGCTCAATTTCAGCCGGTAATGATAATACTGTTTTAAGTTTAATCTTATATTTAATCAAAATATTCTCTGAATTCTCATTAGCCTTTATAAATTCTCTGGTCTTAGCATTCTGAACTTCTTTAGAAAATAAACAATTTATATCTAAAACAGATAAAGACCCATCCCCTACATAGACGGATTTATAAAAGTCATAGAACATAGTCATACTTAATTTATCCGGAGAAATTACAGTAACAATCTTCATAAGTCTCCTTTTGATATTTAAATATAAGATTAAGAATATTTAAAATTAAAGGAAAATTTTAAAATACCTTTTTCTTAAACTTAATCTGAATATATAACCATTACTATATCTATTGCTTTTCTATTAACTACGTTAATAATAAAAGATAATAAATAATATATAATAATTAAAGAAAAAGAAGAATCTACTTTAAAAACAAAAATCGGAGTATTTATATTTATCAGTGAAAGAAAGGATGTTATGAATTCTAACAAACTGCCTGATGAAGAAAAAAATGAGCAAATCTTCAAGAATATGGCTATGACTTTCTCTATTGAGGGAATTACTAAAGATATTCAAGAAATCCTCCAAAAAAAGATGAATTATAATACAAGAGTCCTAAGAGAATTATCAGACATTATAAATTCAATTACGGACTCCAAGGATAATTCTATTAAAAGAGCTTTATTAGAAAAAGCTAAAATTTCAGCTTTTATTACGGATATTTATGAGGATTTCAAAGTTATCTCAGGAACCACTAATATAATATTAAGTGAGCTTTTAAAGAAAAAGAAGCTATTTGATGGAAATTAAATCAAAATGGGGAATAAAATGATCCTTAACGAGCTTGATGTTAGACCTTCTCCTACTTTCTATAAATCTCAAAAAGATCTTGATATGGCTTTAACTGCTTCCGTAGAAATTTTATATTCAGCTTATTCTTATCTTCCTATGGACTCTGATGGATTTTTTCCAATAAATTACATAATATCCACCTTAAAAGACAAAATACCAGCCTTATATTATATCAACAGAAATCACATCATTGAATTTTATTTCAAAGATCTGGTAAGGAAAATTTCATTTAAAGATGACGATTACATAAAATATGACATTGACTCTCAGGTTCAGGCAACAGAAATATTACACGTAGGTAAGCCAACCTCCACCTTATTTTCAAGTCAAAGTGATTTAGACACCACTCTTATTTCCTCAGTGCATCTTCTACGTAACAATATTGCTAGTTTAGATAAAGACACGGAGGGATATTTTAAGGTTAACGATCTTTGTGGAACCATCAAAAAAAGAATGCCATTTTTATCCTACATAACCAAAAATCACATCATAGAGCTCTTTTTTAAAGATAAGCATAGAAAAATAATATTTAAAGACCAAAATCTTATTAAATATAAATTGAAAGTGTATCTCTGCCCTCCTGATGAGCTCTATTTTGGCACCCTAACAAACTTAGCCAACAAAATGAAAGATAAAGGTATTTTTAGCAATACAAAAAAATATATCAAACTTTACTGCAATAAGGACAATGCAACAAACTTCGCAAAAAAATTTGCAGTACATATGGATGACAAAATATCCTTATTAGTAATCGATGCAAAAAAAGCATATGGGGATGGGTTAAAATTTTCAACGTATGAAGAGGGTGAATATATCATAACAGACGTAAAAAAAGAGTATATCAAGGGGGTATTATGAAAAACGTTCTTAAAGGTCTTCTTTATTTTACACCAACCTTATTATCCGTCATAGGCATCATTTTATTTTGCAAATATGAGCCTATGGTGTTTGTAGTCATAAGGTGGATCGGTATAGTATTCTGTGCAGCCTTGGTGGTAATATTAATGTGCTTCGGGATAGTCTTAGTAGCTTGGAGTCTACGGAATACCTTCCTGCACCTGTTCAAAATTAATATCAATCTAAAATCAAAGAAGTAAATGGAAACACTCACAGGCACTGTCCACAGGATAGTATGGACATCCCCAGAAAAAGACAACAACTTCAAAATTTTTATCTTGAAAAATAAAAATGGTCAGTATAGTACTGTCTCAGGCGATTTTCAGGAGATAGTAGAGGGTGTTTCGATAGAAGTACATGGAGATTATCGAGATCATCCAAAGTATGGAAAAGGTTTTAGAGCAAAAGCCCACACATTCACCTATGACAAAACCTCAACAATAAGCTTAGCTTTATATCTTCAGTCTATTGCAAAATTCGTTGGACCTATAAAATCACATGACCTCGCCAACCACTTCGGTGAAGAACTTGAAGATATCATAGAAAATCATCCGGAAAGACTCTGCGAAGTACCTAACATTGGTGAAAAAATAGCTCAAAACATAGTCAAAGCCTGGAATGAGCATAGAGAAGAGAAAAGCGTAAAAATATTTCTTTATTCGTTAGGACTATCAGAAAATAACATTAAAAAGATACTCCTTCGATTTGGGATAGACGCTGAGACCAAAATAAAAGAGAATCCATATCTATTATGCTTCGCTGGGTTTGGATTTACCACTTGTGACTTTATAGCAGGGAAATTACACTTCTCAGCCGAGGATAAGCTAAGATACACCCATTTTATATTGTGGGTCCTTAAAGAAGCTGTAAACTCAGGGCATCTGTTTTTATATGATCATCAAATTATAAAAGCAATTAATGTCTATAACCAAGGAACAACTTTTAAATTTAAAAGCTCAGAAATAACTCTACAGGATATAGAAGCTCACTTAATCCATTTAGAAAATGAAGGATATTTGGTCAGGAATGGTGATAAATATTATGAGGTAAACTTATTCTTTTATGAGAACGAATCAGCGAGGATCTTAAGTTTAATAGCCAATAAGCCTGATAGTTGTGATTTAAGTCATATAGATACTGAAAAGTTCATTGAAGAGTATGAGCTATCACAACAGGATCCAACAAAACCAGGAGCATTTAAGTTAAGTGAAGAACAAAGAGACGCCATAAGATCATTTATAAAAGAAAAAATTTTAATAGTAACCGGCTCACCGGGTACGGGAAAAACCACGATTATTAAATCTTTCGTAGAATTAATGATTAAAAATAAAATAAATTTTGATCTCTTAACCCCTACCGGGATAGCATCAAAAAAATTAGGTGTAACAGCTGGGTACGAAGCCTACACGATCCATAGGAAACTTGGATATAAAGGTAACAGCTGGGACTATAATATAAACAACAAATATGACACATCTGTTGCAGTAATCGACGAAATGAGCATGGTCGACATGGAAGTGTTCTACAGGCTTGTTTCTGCCCTCTACACCCACACCAAGCTGGTGTTTGTAGGGGATAACGATCAACTGCCTTCTGTAGGCCCCGGACGTGTTTTAAACGAACTTATTAAGAGCAACGTCATAAAGACTATCTCTCTAAAGAATATCTTCCGGCAAGAGGAGCAGTCTGATATTATTAAAGAGGCTAAAAAAATAAGAGAAGGAGATATAGATTTATCTTTATTTAAAAGCGATCCTAAGGCTGATATATGGTTTATAAGGAACCAGAACATAAAAGAGCTCGAAAAGACCATAATAAAATTAGCTAAGGATTTAAAAGATCAGATCAAGGCAAAAGGTCTTAAGAAGACTTTCCAGATAATAACTCCTCGAAACAGCGGACCTTTATCTGTAGACACTCTGAATATAGCCCTTCAAGAAAGTTTGAACCCAAAAGTTGAAGGAGATAGAGAAATTTATGTTAATGGAGGAGTTATTAGGATAGGAGACCGAGTTTTAATAAGAAAAAATGATTATCAATTAGGAGTGTTTAATGGTGATATAGGTAAGGTAATAAAATTTTTAGCTACAGACATCCTTGTTGAAATAGATGATTATGAGGGTAAAAAAGAAGTTAATATCCCTATAGAGATTGCGGATGAACTTTTAAAACTTGCATACGCAATTACTGTACATAAAGCGGAAGGCATGGAATATGACCTTGTTCTATTACCCTTCATTAAATTTCACGGCAAACGTATCCTGCAAAGGAATTTATTATATACGGCTATTACCCGGGCTAGAAAAAAAATCATAGTTTTTGGGCAAGGGTCAGCTATAGTTGGTGCTATTGAAAATGATAAGATCCAAGAAAGAAACACTCTTTTTTCACAAAGGATTGCAGAATGGATGGAAAACAAAGGAACTTCTTTGCGACAGTTGTACAACAATCCAAGCAACTATCAGAATGCAGAAACCCTAAAGCAGCTCTTATTGTTCGAGGAGAGAGCATCTGCGGAATCGGGTACAACAAGTGTATCTTTGCAGAAGAGGTTGGAAAATTCAGAGAGTCAACCGAATTACACCCAGTCTTCACATCGCCAATCTTCGAAGCAATTAGATCCTATCTCTCTGGAAAAAGTTCTACAGACGATGGAAGAGAAGTTCAAGGATCTGGAGGAGCTGCCTTTCTAACTTATTTCCCGCATATAGATGAATTAAAATTACTCTATCAGGCAGACATACATGAGCTGTATTTTTTTGGCGATATAGATGATGAGTTAGCTGTTGAATTTTTAAATAATGTTAAAGATACCAAACACGATATTGATTCTAAAAAAGCTTTTTTTGAAATAACACAGCTGGAATCAGCTGCTACAGAATAATAAGATGTAAAATAACAGTAAAAGGAGTTTATTATGGGTAATGTTTGGAAGGGCGAGAAGGTAGCAAAAAATATAACAAAATATGGGTATGATATACCAAAAGGCGATCAGATTTTTGAGATTGAGTGCGTTGATTGTGGAGCAAAGCAAACATTTCAACTACGAGACAATGTATTAACACTCATTATATCAGAGCACAAATGTTAGTAATAACACCCGAGCCAACTACCACAGGCATAACAAAATAAATTGCTTAAAAAATAATAAAAAACCACTTTAATAATTAATAACAACATCATTATATTTAGATGTTAAGAAAACTATAATTAAGATAAAGGCAGAGGTGCTTATGGGCGACTTTGAAAAATCTCTACAGAATTTAGATACAAATTTTATCTATGATCAAATCTCCAAAATAGAAGTCCCTTTGGAGATGCAGAGCACTTATAACAGGCATTATATAGATCAAAAAATTGTTGAATGTGATAAAGCACTTGACTTATTAGACAAAATCAATACTAAGGTAGTCCGCGAGCTTACGAACTATGAGATACGCCAGAGTATAGTCGAAGAAGAAATAAATAATAAAAAAAGAAATGAGTTCGCCAATAACCAAGACCTCCTAAAAAAATATGCAACCGGTAAAGAGCGTGAATCAGCCATAGAGCTATTAATGAAAGACAGTATGGCTGAATTTAATAAACTTAGCCGTAAGATTCTTGCTCTTAGGAGTCTCTCTGGTCTTATAAAGACTAAGCAGAGTATTATAATAAAAAAGATGAGAAACATCCAAGATCAATCCAGGATGATGAGTGACCTTCTTAAGATCAATGTGCCCCTACCAGATGATAAAGATACAGCTAAATTAATGAAAGCTTTGGGAGGAGTAGAGGCGCTTGAAAGAAGTCTCGAAGCTGAAGAAGGAAAAGAATTTATAGAACAAGAAGAGGATGTTACCGTCGATAATAAAGATATGGATATTACGCTTGAATCAGATCCTGTGCCGTCAGACGTTACCTTACAAGAACCTAAAGTGTCATCTTCTACAGAAGTAGATACTTCAGATTTTGATTTAGGTAATACAGATTCTAAAGGTTCAACGGTTATTGAACCAGACAGCGTCTCATCTGAAGAAGAATCTCAAACATCTGATGGTGAAAATCCAGAAGATGGTGAGGATTCAGATTTAGATATGGATACTGTTTTAGACGGTTTGGATAATATTTCTGAGGGGGACGCTCCTGTAGATATTGATTCAAGGCCTACTAATGTCGCATCAACTGCTGATGCGGAAATAGAAGCAGCTACTGATGTCGGGTCAGAGGAGAATACTTTGATAGATGTTGATCAAGGATCTTCTGCCGAGATAATTGATGAGAGTAACGCGGGCACTATCTTAGAAGACATACTTTCTGAAGATGTTCCGGTGGTCACCAATAAACCTGCAAAAAAGTCAGGCCAAGGAGAGCCTTCATCCAAAGAGAAAAGTCCTAAGACTGCACCAAAAGGAGATACTGCAACTATCTCAGGGGAAGTGAACATAGATAATATCTTAGATGACCTTAGCAATCTCTAATTTATGGCTATGGAAGATATTATTTCTGACACTCTTATCAATGTATTATCCAGTAGGGGAATAGAAAAAAAAGTACTTAAGAGGGCTCTTTCAAAGCCTGTAAAAAAAGAAATATACAAAAAACTAACGGAAGAAATTTTCTATAATTTACTTAAAGATAAAAAACTAAACCTTGTAAGCGGTTTTGGTACAGTACTTATCAAAAATATTGGTGAAAAAGATAAAAAAGTTTTTGACAAAAAAGTCAAAGGCATGGTTACAAAAAAAATTAGAGGTAACCGTGTCATTTATAAACCCGGGGATTTTATAAAACAATTTCTATAAGGAGAGTTACAATGACAGTGGAATCCTTTGGAATGGAAAGAGATGACATCCGTTCCACAAAATTCAAGAGTTACAAAGGTAAAGAAGGTCAAACAGACCGCGTAGGTATTATTTTTACCGACCCTAAAAATATATACAAAGGTGCCATGATCCATTATAAGGACAAATACTTTGTATGTAAATCAACAAAAGAAAGCAAAGCCATTTGTTGCACTACCAGCTATGAAAAAAACAAGCCAAAATGGAGAATAGCAGCCGCAATTATTGTTTATGATATCCAAGTAAAAGATGGCAAACCAAAGTTGATGGGTTGGGAACTCCTTCCATGGGTTTTTGGAGAGAGCATGTATAATACTCTTAAAGAAACCAATAATGAATTCGCCCTCATTTCACATGATATAAAGCTCAAGTGTAAGGTGGAGGAATTCCAGAACATAGAGGTCATAGCTTGTAATGACTCTATCTGGAGAAAGAATCCTGAGCTTCAGAAAAAGGTCCTTGCTGAATATCCAGCGGTGTTAGAAGATGCAAAAAGCAACCTAGGCCAAGATCTCAGTATCGAAGAGATTAGAGAACTCCTTGGGGTAGATGCTCCTGGCTCACAGGATGCAGCTACCGATGTTGCTGTAGGCGACGTGTTGGAAGGCATTTAAAACACCGAATTAAAAGGTACCTGTAAGTCCTACAGGTACCTTTTTTGGGGATATGTATGGCCTATATATTAGGGATGGACCCATCTCTACGAAAGGCCGGATATGTTGTTTTAGACATAGATGGCCCAGACGATAAGCTTATAGATAAGGGTTTATTAAAAACATCCGAACTTGATGGTATTTTAATCCAGCGTATTCTTAAACAGCAAAAGCAGATTAAGGATAAGCTACTTGAACATAACATCAATATTGTTGGGATGGAAGCCCCTTTTTTTGGTGGTAATGAAGCAGAGCATCTATTTGCTTTAAATCAATTCATACATAAAACCTTCCTGGATCTTGGCACATTTGTTGTTGCATTCCCGCCACAGCAGCTTAAAAAATTGGTTAGACCGGATCTGAGTGTTCAAGATGTCGGAAAAGCCCATATGGTTGATGCCGCCAAAACCATCTTAGGGATGCAAGGGCACAGGTTAGCAAACGACATAGCTGACGCTTATTGGGCTGGGTATTTTGGAAAAAGATTTTACAAATTTTTTATTTTAAAAAATCTTAAAGAAGAAGATCTCGGCAAGTATGAGCGAGAAGTTTTTTGTGGTAAGCATACTTTTACTAAAGGTATAAAAACAGGATTTACAGAGTATGTCGGATATATCTATCGGGAAAACGAAATGTTCTTCGATTTTAAAAAAATCAAAAGGAGATTAGAGGATGCAAAAGAAAAAAGGGACCTGGGGAAAGAAGAAGACTCCGGAACCTGAAGAAAATAAAAGTAAGCCAAAAGGAAAAGGCGATCTTAAAAAAGAGTTAAGGGCCGAGTGTGAGAAAGAAGGCACTTATCTCCATATGAAAAAAATAGAAGTCATACCTACTGGTTCTCTTATATTGAACCGATTAATAGGGAATGGCTCTTTAAATAACGAACCAGGTGGATTCCCCAGAGGCGGTGTAACAGAAATATTTGGTGATGAAGCTACGGGTAAAACTACACTAGCCCTCCTCGCTTGCAAAAATGTTTTGGATGCTGGGGAGCCTGTAGTATGGGCAGATTTTGAACACAGCCTTCGTCTACAAAAAACTTACGTAGAAAATTTAGGGATTGATACAAACTCCCCAAATTTTTTTGGTATTACTCCCATGAATTTTGAGAGTGGCGTGGAAAAAATAGCCAAAGCCATGGTAGCTTATCACCCAGCTATTATAGTCATAGATTCAGTTACCGGTATGATTCCTGAATCTGAAGATAACGAAGATCCAACAAAAATGGTCCAGATAGGAAAACATGCAAAGCTTACAAGCCAATTTTTGAATTGGATAACAAAAAGATTAGACAAGTACAACACTGCCCTTGTACTTATCAATCAAACCCGTGTAGATATTAAAATGTCTTCGATGCCTGGGATGCATGGTGGTCCTAAGAAAATAAGCTCAGGAGGTCAGGCACCTAAATATTACACGACCGTAAGGATAGAGCTTAAGCAAACCAGTGAAAGAGAAAGCGTAATGGGTGTTAGCAATCTCTCTGGATTAAGCGAAAAGAAAATGGTCAGCCAGATGGTTAAAGCTATATGTGTAAAAAATAAATTTGATGTAGCCTATAAATCTGGACCTATTTACATTACTTTCGGAAAAGGTGTAGATAATATCTTGTCTTTAGTTTATCTTGGGGAAAATACAAAGGTATTCAAAGATAAAGCTGCTGGATATATCTCCTGGGAAGACCCTAACGGTAAGTATAGTTTTAACATCCAAGGCAGAATGAATGTTGTTAAATACTTAGAGGAACACTCTGAGATATTGGAAGCAGTAACCCCATACCTTATCCCATCAGCCAGCACAGAAGCTATGATAGAGAGGAAAAAGGAACTTGAGGGTATGGATGAAAAGGATCTTTCCAAAGATGACCTCGAGGAATTGAATAAACTTAGGAGTCAGTTAAAAGGATCTATACTCGACGATGACTCTTTAGAAGTTGAGGTAGATGACAAAATTGATTCCGTTGAAATATCTGAAGATGGTAAAGAGGAACTCGACGATCTTAAATCCGTTATGGGTAGTGGAGAACAAGGATAATGTTCGAAGTTGATATAACAAACTTTCAGTCTATAAAAAACTTATCTCTTAAGTTTGAGGGATTCACTACTATTGTAGGTAGGAATTTTATTGGTAAAAGTGCATCATTAAGAGCCATTAATGCTGCACTTACCAATCAACAAGGTACAGACTTTATTAGGTGGGGTGAGAAATTCTGTGAAGTAAAAATTAAGACAACCGACATAGAATTACTATGGCATAAGGAAAGCGGTAATAATTTCTACAAGATAAATAACGAGGATGTCTATGACAAGGTTGGCAATCAACCCCCTCCTAAGCCCCTTATAGACGCTGGGTTTGGTTTATTAAATGTTGGCAAAGAAAAAATAAATTTATTTTATGCAGAGCAATTTTTTCCACTATTCCTCGTTGATAGGCTTGATACTAAGAGCGCAGACTTACTTATTTCTATCTACGGTCTTGATAAGCTTTATAAAGCTATAGATTTGTGTGCTAGGGATCAAAGAGAAAATTCAAATCTTTGTAAATTAAGAAAAAACGATTTTGATCAAGCCGAAAAAGATTTAGAAAGATTTGAAGATTTTGATAAGGTAAAGATAGTAGCTAAAAGTCTTGATGATGAAAAAATAAAACTAAACAAGAAATATGATGACATCTTCGGATTAAAATCTTGGTTTTATATTTATGAAAAAAATACAGAAGAAATAAAAAGATTTAAACCAGTTAAAAGTATCGAGATTCCATCGTATATTTCTATAGAGAAAAACATAGTAGAGTGTGATAAAATAAAAAATTTTCTTTCAGATATCCAAGATATAAAAAAAGATTTTTTACGCCTCAGGGAAGTTAACAGTATCATTATATCCGAAAAGGAAACATCTGAAATTGAAAGCAAATTATCAGAGATCAAAAATCTCAGAAACTTTCAATCAAGATATGATTCTTTAGCAACCTCTGTTAATGTCTTAAAAAATATTAAAGATATTAAAATACCTGAAGTACCTGATACAAAAATTGAATTTATAAACAATTTGAAATTTTTATATGATAAAACTGCGGATCTCGTCACCGATGTTAATAAGACCAGAAGTTCAATTAAAATCGCCGGGGAAGAGCTAATAAAAGTGGATAAAGAATTAAGTATTTATGATCGCTGCCCAGCATGCGGATCAAAATTATGACAAAAATAAAGTTTATATCCTTTTCAGACGTTCATATAAGTGATATTAATCCTTCTGCACGTCTTGGAAGTTATAAAAAGGATATACTTCTTAAACTTAAGCAAATAGGAGCTGCTGGGAAAAAATTAGGGGTAGATTTTTATGTGTTTGCTGGTGATCTTTATCATATAAAAGCCCCTATAAAAAATACGCACCATCTAAACACTACTCTTATGGAAGTTTTTAAAGATTTTGGGGCACCTATCTACTCTATCGAAGGGAACCACGATCTTAGGGGCAGCTATAATAATTTTGATGAGCAGCCTTTAAAAGTATTATATACCAGCAACACTCTAACGCAACTAAGAGAAATTGAGATAGGTATAAAAGGGGTCAACGTATCCTTAATGGGGTTCCAATTTAAAGAGTGGGAATGTACCGCAAGCAAAGCACAAAGAGACAAACATGACGTTAATATCTGTGCCTTACACTTATATTCTTCCTCAGACGGAGGGGTGCTGTTTAAAAACAAACTTTTTTCTTATAAAGAATTAGGAGAGCTTGGTTACGATATCTATATCTTAGGTCACTACCATATTGATCAAGGTATCCAAACACAAGTAAATAATGGACATTTGCAATATTTCATTAACGTAGGAGCAGTAAGTAGAGGGACTACTTCTGAGGATAATATCAAAAGAGATCCTAAAATAGGTTATGTAGAAATAACAAAAGAAGATTCAGGAAAAATTACTATTAAAGCCCAGGCTATAAAACTCAAGGTAAAGCCTGCGGAAGAAGTTTTTGATTTAGAAGAAAAGAAAGCCGAAAAGGACAAAATATCGGCCACAGAGGAATTTGTAGAAAAATTACAAAAAAATTTGGACGAAGGGTTAACGAATACAAACTCCATAGAGTACGAGATTAGTAATCTCCAGGCTGAGAAAGAAATAATAGATTCCGTTAAATATTACTTAGAACAAGCAGATTTAGCAATAAAGGAAATATTCAGATGAAGCTATCCTTCTCGAAATATGACACCTATTTAAAATGCCCTCGTAAATTTAAATATGAATTGGATGGTATAAAGCCACCCATGGAAGACAGTAAATATTTTGCTTTATATGGTATATTAATTCAAAGGTTCTTTCAAGAATACTCCAACGTCCTCATTAACAGCACGATTACTATTACCCCTGAATTAGTGAGGGCTGTATTAAAAAAACAATGGGAAAAAATATTAGAAAAAAATTATGTCAACTGGAAGGATCCCTGGGTAAAACAAACAGCTGACGAGATCTTCGAGGAAGCGTTTAAAGACATACTTGAGAATATAAAAACTTTCCCTTTATTTAATGAGTGCAAGTCTGAAGTAAACATAGAGATAAAACTTAAAAAAAGCGGGGACATTTTAAACGGTAGATTAGATTTTATCAGAAAATGCCTAGATGGATCCGTAGAGATATTAGATGGTAAAAGTACAACTCATTTAGATAGGGTAGATCCTGAGCAATTATTTTTCTACGCATTATTATATTTTCTTAAACATGAAAAGTTACCTAAGAGATTAGGATTTTTATTCTATAAATACAAAACTATCCAGTACATAGATTTCAACTCAGATATCCTGTTAAAATTCAAAAATAAGTTAGCTATGGCTAAAGAAGCCATAAAAAAAGATAAGATTTTTGAATCAGTAGTTAAGTTAAGTAAAACATGCGCTTGGTGTGCATACAGGATAACATGTAATCCTTATTTAGAAAAAAAAGAAGCTAACGCTAAAAAAAGATCCAAATTACACACAGATACCGAGGGTGGAATAATTTCTCTCGGCGTAGGAGAGGATTAATATGGATACGGAAACTCAAAAATTTGTAGAGCTTAAGAAGACTCAAGACGAATTAAAAACTAAAAAAATTCGCCTGGAAGAACAGTGCAAAAGCAAAGAAGCAGAGTTAAAGAATCTTATTAAGGAAATCAAAGATGCCGGATATGAGCCAAAAGATTTAAAATCAGTTATCCAAAAGAAAGAAACTGAGCTTAAAGAAGAGCTGGCTCTCTTTGAATCTGGACTTCAAGATGTCTCAAAAAAATTATCCGTTATCGAAGAGGGTTAAGGCATGAAAATATCCAAGGATAAATTAAAAGAAGCTATAGCCATATCTTCTAAAGCTCTTTCTAAAGCTGTAATACAAGTTGAAAGAGGGCATTTACTTTTTAAAGTAACAAAAACTGAAATGAAAATTTCAGGGACTAACAATGACCTAAAAGCCCAGAGTGTTATCCCTGTAATTGAGTGTGACACAGAATGCTCCTTTACAGCCGATCCTAAGATGTTGGATAAGCTTTTAACGAAGATTGATAGTGATACCGTTAAAATGGAGTTTGATCAGAGTAACCTTACTTTAAAGGTATTCACTACAGTGGATGAGCAGTCTTTTAATACATTACAATCGTTCCCGCCAGATAAAATGCTTACCGTAAGTAATGTTGATAAAGCTCTTAATATCACGCACACAATTAGCAGAGAGGTTTTATTAGCATCCTTAAAATTCTCTGTAAAATATCTTGAAGCCGCCAATGAAGAAAATAAAAAATTTGACTTTGTAATTATAAACAATGGCGTTATTTTTTCTGCAAACGGATTAAATAAAATGGGGTATTTTGTTGCTCCTAATTTCAGAGGCATAAATAATATAAAAATAAGAAAAAATGCAACCCCACTTTTTATATCAGTTTTAGAAAAAATACCCGAAGATACTTTAATCCTAGGGGAATCAGATAATGATGTGGTTATACGCACTGATAATCTTAGCACCTATTTTAGTTGTCTAAAATCGGCTGTTGAAGCCCCCAAGATGGATCTCAGTTATCTTAAGAAAGACGGACCTTTTACAGAGATAAATCGTATCGAGTTAGTAAAAAAGCTTAATAGGTTGGGGTCCACAAGAGCAACCATGATAGGAGCGGGTATAGAAATAGTATTATCTGGGGCTGGGGATAATTCCTTTTTAGATATAGCTCTGCTATCTAATTTAAAAGCAAAAGAAAGAATTAACTGTAAAAGGGTCAACGATGACTCAACAGAAGAAATAAAACACATATTGGATTATAAATTATTTATTACAGAAATTTCTTCTTTTATAACTGATAGCATAAACATTTATATTAACACATCGGGATCTTTCTTTAAAGTTATTGAATCAGTAAAAGAAGAAAAAAAAGATATAAAATATATGACAGTAGGTGTAGGGGCCTATTCAAAGATACGCCAAAAATCAAATTAAGATGATTTAAAATGCCAATAAATTTTAAACGATGTAAAAAGCACGGTATAGTCCATCACACAACTGTTGAAAAATGTGATCTATGCATCGAGGAATCCATAGCTGAAGTAGATACTGAGACTACCGAGCTATCGCAGATTTGTCAGGTTGTTGATGACCAACTCAATCACTTGATTCGTAATAATTATCTAACTCGTACGCAGTGTTCCGAAGTGCGAGATAAGTTTGTTGCTATTATAGCTGGAAAACTTCACCATGCTTGAAATGCTGTGCCTCGCAAATCGGAGGCGTTATGAATATTGAAGTAACTTCATTCAGTTTAGGTGTTATTACTGCTGCGGTGATAATTGTTATTGTTGCTTTGGTAGTGATAGTGCTTAAGTTGAGGAAGACTGTTAAAGGACATACAGATCAGCTAATGAATGTCTGGCAAAGGTTCAATGAAGTCTCGCTGCAAATTAGCTATGAGTCTAAAAATGCGGCAGATGACCTTGCAAAATGTAGAGGTGATCTGTTAAATTGTGATTTGCCTGTATTGGAGAAGAAATGTAATAGTTATACCGATTCTCGAGTTGACAAATTGAAAGTAAAATAAATAATTTAACAGCGAGACACAGCATTTTTAAAAAATAAAATATTAATACCTATATTAAGGATTTATATGTCTAATCTTTTATCCGTAAAATGCAATAATTGTTTAATAGGTTTTATTTGCAGTCTCAAAGTCCAACCAAATGACAAACGATGCAAACAATTTTGGAAACTATTAAAAGAAAGGGACTCAAAGTTATTAATTGAGGCCCAATTAAAAGAAAGTAACTCAAAAGTAATAATATGTAATGAGTGTGATCGACCGCATATCCGTGAAGGTTTCATTGAAGTTGGTTTTAAATACTGTCCTCATTGTGGTAGAAAACTTCAAAAAATCAATAAAGAGAAAAAAATATAATGGATTTCGAATTTTTTGACAATGTTAAAGCAAGGCTTCTCTATTTAGATGGAGTTTGCCAGAATAAAAAAGAGATTAAAAAAAATCTCCAAGATACTGTTAGAAATCTTGAGAAGAGAGAGCTATTACTTATAAAAACAGAAAAAGCTTTGAAATATCTTATAGATAAATTAGTCAAAGAAGACCTGAGTAAAATGGATATGCTTATCACATACGGATTAAATACGGTTTTCCCGGATAAAAATCTTTCTTTTAAATCAGATATTGAAGAAAGAGGTAGTAAAATAAAGATAAATCTTCAAACTATTTATAATGGAGAAACAGTAGATCCAAGCTCCAGAAGTAGTGTATCAGTGATAGAGAGCCTGCTTTTACGAATGATCTGTATTATAAAAATGAAAAAAGCACGTTTGTTACTTATGGATGAAACATTTGACGCCGTAGATTCCGAGTACATAGAAAATGTCGGAAAACTGATGGATCACCTATCCAAGAAATTAAAATTGGATGCCTTATTAGTAACACACAATCTTGGATTTTCTGACAGGACAGAGAACTCCTTCAGGTATACATCCAAAAACAATAGTCTGGAGATTGAAAAAGCAAAATGAGAACTTTTATACAACTTGATGTGCAGAATTTATTTCTTTCAGCAAAAAACATAGGGAAAAAAATAGATTTCAATAAAATCAAGGAACATTTCTACAGTAGAAAAGATGAAACGATCGTAGACATGGTAGCTTACACTGCTCGAAGTAATGAGCCCTCATCAAAAGGATATAATTTTGAGAACCTATTAAAATCCCTTGGGTATACACTGTCTTCTAAAATAGCTACTGTAGTAACAAGATCTGATGGTAAAAAATTTTATAAAGGTACTGATCAGGATATGTCTATATGCGTAGATTGTATGAAGCGTATAGATGAATTTGATAAATGGGTGCTTATGAGCGGTGACGGGGATTTCATTGATTTATGCGATCACTTAAAGACCAATAATAAAACTGTTGAGATATGGTCGCTGCCAGGCCTTAGTTTTAATAAGAAACTTTGCGACTATGCTGACAGTGTACATTTCTTAAATGAAAACTTTTTTTATTATGAAAAAAGTAAAGAAGAAAAAAAATGAAAAGTCCAGGCGTAATATATCGCAGATACAGGCAATTAAAGAGAAAAATATTGTTTGATAAATTACAAGATGCTAAAAAAAAGTTGGCTAAAAATTGCTTTTATGGGAAGGAGTTAGAAATCATAGATGGAAGCAAGCATTTAAAATTATACGTATGCTTATATAATAAAAATCTTAATAATGGTTTAGATGTGTGTAATAATCCAGATGGTTGTAATGCCTTCGTTTACAAATTTTCAAAAAAAGATATCGAGGATGAATTCAATAATGAACTTAAAAATCCTACATTAAGAAATAAAAAATACCCGGAATTAAATTGTTTGGAATGGATCCTCGACAAATCTCTTGATGATGCTAAAAAGAATCCATCTATTTTTGTAAAAATAATAGTTATAGCTATAAATTTTCTTGAGAGCATTATAAAAATTACTGTTAAAGATCAAAAAAGACTGATGGATGATAGATAATTTGTAATATCCTATGCATAATTTTTCATTAAATATATGCAAGATACTTATAAGAATAAATAATATTTCAAGTAAATATGAATAAAACAAAATATATCCCTTCAGAATCTGCTACGTATTTTTGTTTTTCAGAATTATGTCTGAGAATAAAAAAAGAGATGAAGGAGAAATTAAATACTTTAACTCCTGAGGAAATGATAGATCTTTGGCCCACGATATTACCCTCACAAATTAAAAATAGAGACATAGAAGCGAATGAAGAGCTAGTCCATGCAATGATCCAGAGGAGTCTCAAAAAATTTAACCTTAATGGACAAACTTTTGAATATTCATATAGGAAGAATTATTTAGGAGGGTATAGATGGTATGTCTTGTGCCCTCAATGTAAAAAAATTTGCTTAAAGCTTTATTTACCTAATAACTATAAAGACAAAGAACAAATATATCAGTGTAAAAAATGTCATGGTTTAAAAAATTCTTCATCGCTTTTAGGGGCAACAAAGAGATATAAAAAAGTTATAAAGCCATTAAAAAGACTTGAAGCTATAAAATCAGTTCTTCTTAAAAGAAGACCAAACTTAGAAAAATCTAAAAGTCTTCTTTTAGAGTATGAGCAGATAGAAAGAGAATTAAACCAAAGCCCTGAATACAGATTGTGGAAATTCCAAAAAGATCATGCAGCAGCTAATAAAATAGTGCCAGAACCTTTGAATCCAATAAACCAAAAGGAATAAAAATGAAATCAGTACTTGATACTTCAGTTTTATGCACAGGGGCCTTTTGTCTATGGAAAGATTCAGCGAGTATAATATCAGATCTTGTTTCCTTTGGAGAGATTGATCGCAAAGCAGGCTTCTGGCGTGGGCTGCTTGGTTGTACTATAAAAGATGTACCTTCGCACACAGATATTGTGCTAATCAAAGACAACGGTCTCATTGAATCACGAGGGATGTCTTGGCCTGCAGATGATCAGGGTAGGTATTACTATGAACAAGAATTAGGTTCAGATGAGGTTAAATATATTTCAGCCGTGGCCATTTGGCCAGCCCTTATAAAATACCCTATGTTGCAAGATAAAGTTGCTGCTTGGTTACACGGTCAAGATAAAATGGGCTACACTTATGGGATTGATAACCTTATACGTGACCTTGAAAACAAACCTACTGATCCTAAAAGACCTGTATGTGCTATGTTTGGTACATTCCTCTTAGAATATTTTGCCTTTTTAGTTAAAGCATTACCAAGATTAAAATTAAATCCTGTTCCAATTCCAACCACTTGGGTAAATACAAATGGGATGGGGTGCGATGATCAATTACAGTGGTTCCAACAACAAGGCTGGATAGTCCCCCACTTAAAACAGGTAGACGATTATGTTGATCCTCAAAAAGAAATAATAGCTCCTTTGGACAGAGAGGTCTAATATATGAATTTAAAAGATGACACAGATTTGAAGGACACCATGGCACAACTTACTTCCACAGATAGCCTTCAGTATATTGTAGTGGATGATGGTTTTCCGGACAGCCTTGATAAGTTATCCGATAAAAAAATGGACGAGCTAAAAGAAAAAGTTACTTTTTGTTGCCGGTTCCACCCTACGGACTGGTTCCATGAAGTAGGATGCCCTCACCGCGATTGGACTAAGGAAGAACTTATTGATGCTATTAAAATGGCCAAAGTCACGCATAGAATTCTTGTGAAACAACTTTCCAAATATGACGCTTTTAATAAATAATATTTAAGTACTTTAAAGAAAGCTAAATTCTATGGATAACGAATCCGTAAGTAAATTAAGCCAATCTGTACACGATAATCTTGTCATAGATAAATATATTTCAGCTGAGGAAATCCCATCTGAAGACGGACTTAAGAAGGTTCTTATCCGTGGGCTCTATTTAAAACCAGCACAAGAAGATTATTTGAACACCGTAAAAAGTATTTATTGTGATTGTGCAACAGTTACTTTTTTTAAAAAAGATTAAATGTCCCCTACCTTCTGAATAAGTATGGCCGGAGAAAATGCTTTTTTAATAACCTTTTTATATAATATCTAATGAGGTGTACTATGTGAATGCTCCACACGCCCACAAGGGGCGTGGCTTCCATGAGCCCTTACCAACGCATACGCCTTATGGCGAAGCGGTGGTCGCTCAACAGACTACATCCCTAGTCTGAGTTTTTAACAGAAATTTAAGTGCTCCGAATCAACTAATTAAAGTTGAAGCAAGGAACAAAGTTAGATTTAAAGTTTTTATTTTCATCCAGCATTTTCAGCTTTGATGAGACCTTAAATCCGATTTTAAATATAATAGAAGTGATTAAGAATATCAAGTAATTTAATGATTCGATTCATCCACGGGCACAAGGCCCGTGGTTTTCTCTCATGGGGATCATAAAAAGGAAAACCAATGGTAGAAGAAAAAGTATTTCGAGTTATTCTTAGCTATAAAAGAAGACTGTTTAAAAAACTTAAAAGAAGAAAACCTGGCGAGAAGCTCAAGAGAAGAACATACTATAGAAAAAATAAAAGGAAAATATTACTAAGAAGAAAAAGATATCTAGTAAAAAACAAACCATTTTTAAGTACAAGAAAATTATATAAAAGACAAAAACCAAAATGGCTGTCTCAGAGAAGAACATTAAAACCTAAAATACCTAAATTAAAAATAATTAAACCTAAGAAGCCAACACACTCTGTAGCGAAACCTTTCAAACCGAAAAAAATACATGCTCCAAAAAGAACCTAACTTCACAGGGCTCATTGCTCACTATGCTAATGGAAGCATAGCCAAAGAAAGAGAAAATTATTATAGTAACAAATTACAAAAAAAATGTGCCACTAATTGGTCCGAGATTGATAAGAATGAATTAGTGGCACTTGAATTATTATGGCAAGGTAAAAGTATAATTAAAATAGATAAAAACGATTATCCCCATATTAAACCTGAAGATTGGTTCTTTACACAGACAGGGATATTTGATTTAAAAGATAGAAAAGTAAAAGTACTTGCAAGGAATATAGGATTTAATAAAGATAAGATAATACAGGTTTATTCCGTAGAGGAAGAAACCGGAATATTGAGAACTTCTGTACGTCAGCTACCACAGAATAACGTGGCTTGAATCGTGAGATTCAACGTAAGAGTTGATTAGAGGGCTTAAGAGAAATCTTATGCAGAAGTTTAAAGTAAAGTTCCAGAACTCACCTACAGATACTCCACAAGTCTGTAGCTCTGAAAATTCTGTATTAAACAGAGACCAAAGTCTCAGTGTACAGGATAAAGTACTGACTTTAAACAACCTCGAAGTGGATCTACTCCAGCATACAAAATCAATTTATATATGTTAAAACTCAATTCAGCTATCAATACAAAGCCTGGGGTTTTCTCTCATAAAGACAACAAAGATCCAAAATTAAAGATACTTCTGGTAGCTGATACAGCCTCTTTTGCTCTTACAGATGTTTATTATGGATATCAAAGAGCTTTTAAGAGCTTAGGGGTCGCTTATGAAGGGTTCCCCTACCACCAGTTCAGAGAAGTCCTATCTGAAAAAATGTGCTACCATATAGCACACTCAACCGCCCTGATTAAAGACAACAATTTTACCCACGTAATGTTCATTGGTGGTTTAAATATCCCATCTTTTATATATAAAAATCTCTATCACATAAAAAATGTAGTAGTCGCCACCGAAGACCCCCATACAAGTAAACCCCTTTTGGACAATTTAGACTCCATAGACTATTACTTCTCCAATGAACGTGTCATAGGAAATAATGAAAATTTAAAAAACACTTATTACTGTCCTACTGCTGCATGCACTTTTGAATGCGGAAAGCTTCCAATAAACAAACTCTCTAAAAAATATCATAGTGATATCCTCTTTTTGGGGGCTTTATACCCTAACCGAGCAAAATTATTAGAACATTTAATCCCTGTCGTAGAAAAATATAAGCTTAATTTCAAAATATGTGGTCATATGATGTATATGTCCAGAAAATCCCCTCTTTGGAAATATGTGTTTGATGCAAGGACTGTACCTCATGCAGAGACCATAAGTTATTATAACGGGGCCAAGATAGTTATAAACATCCACAGGGATCCCAAATGGAATGCCAGGAACAACTCTTATAAGAACCCCTACAAGATACCTACCCAAGCCGAAAGCTTAAATCCTAGGGCCTATGAGGTGCCTTTATGCCAAGGATTCATGCTTCTTGATGACACCCGAGCAGAAGCTCATGAAATTTTCACGGATAAAGAAGTTGGGTTCTTCTCAGATGGGCCCTCTTTAGCTAAAGCAGCTGAGTATTATCTTATAGGTGAGGGTAAACGTAAAAGAGAAACAATGGCTTTTAATGCCTACAAAAAAATCTCAGAAAACCATACTTACACCCACCGGGCCCTATTCATAAAAGAAATCCTTGAAAAGGATTTGTAGTTTTTAATTAGCGGTCCCGATAATACTTTATTAATAATAATTTCATTAAATAAATCTTAACCACAGGTTTTTAATGCAAATTAGAGCATACAGTCCTCAAACTGGTAATTTAATTTCTGAAGATATAACAGGTATTGATTTTGGCAATATCCATCAAGGGGAGCATTGCGCATCTCCAGTTCTTATTCAGCCTTTTAAGACTAATGAAGATCTATTCACCGGAATTTTGTTATATCTGCAGAACAACGGCGGGTATTCCCAGTCACAATTTGGATATATGGTATCCTCCGATCTTATTACCGGAGTAGAATCAGACATCCCTGGAGCATCAGGACCAATAATATCAGATCACTTTATTTTAGTAAGCGATGCCACCGGCCCTTATGGAGTATCAGGCAATCCTTGTGATTACATTTGGCTAGACGTACAGGTAGGTTTAACTGAAACAGGCTCAACGAATAATGTGAACTATAGATTTGTTTTTGAGTACAATTAAGAAAGGAAAAATATTATGTCAATCACAAGAGTAGAAGCCTATAACCCGTTTGATATGAGTTTATTGTCCTCTGATATCACGGGACTTAATTTTGGGACCATCATAAAAGGCAGTTATTGTCAACATACCGCAGTAATAAAACCAATTATTGTTGGGGATATGTCGGCCCTTTCCATTTTTCTTGAGAATAATGGTGGTTTTAACCACGCTATGTTTGGTTGTGCCAAAGCATCTGATGCAATAACAGGAATCTATCCTGGGGACCCTAGGATTTCAGATTATTTTATAACAGATCCTGGTGTCAGTGATTTTACTACAAGTGATTATGGATTATCTTTAGACCCAATACATCCAGAATACATATGGCTTGATCTTAACATAGGATCTAACTCAATAGTTGGTGCTGGTACTGCTAACTATAGATTCGTTTTTGAATATAATTAATCCATATGAGAATAATTCTAAGCAGCATCATAAAAAAAATTTCGGAAGATCTTAATAAATTAAGCTTGGAAAGTCTCACTGAAGAAGATGTTAAAAAGCTCAATGAAAACTCTCCGGAATTAATAAAAAAAGTAAAGGATCACGTAGATAATAATGCGAAGGACCCTCTTAAGGGTCTTTCCTACGAAGATAAGATACTACTTCTTTCTTTTGTAGTGTATAAAAGAGAAAATATTGCTACAACCCCAATCGAAGATCCCAATATAGAGGATACTGCAAAGATATTACATGGAAAAGTCTATAAATTAACTGGGGATAAAAAAGAAGACAAAGAAATAGAAAAAAATTTGGAGAAAGACCTCATTAAACAATTATCAAAAGCAGGTCTTAATGTTAAATGATAAACCCTATTGAAGCTTTAGAATTACAACCGGGATGTTCAGAAGAAGACGTCAGAGATAGCTTTAGACGTCTTTCTTTTTTATATCACCCTGATAAACACCCTAATGATCAAGAGGCTGAAGAATCTTTCAAAAAAATAACAAACGCCTATGAAATAATTAGAAAAGATCCCTCAATACTTAAGAAAAACATAATTATTTCTAATACAGGCGATACAATTTATGTAGAGATGGACATTACTATAGAAGATCTCTATTTTGATAGAAAAAAAAGTATAAACATAAAAAAAATAATACCCTGCCCAATTTGTTCAGGATTTGGAACCAATAACATAGAAAACGGACTGTGTGATCTATGTAAAGGTACTGGGAAGATAGATAATAAGATATTAGGGATGTTTAAAAAAAAGAGTATCTGTTCATGTCCATCCTGTAATGGGCTTGGTGTTAAAAAAGGATACATTTGTAAAACTTGTAAGGGGAAAAAGACAAAAGAGGAAGTTATAGAGTATAACTTTCATGTAAAAATATCCGACTATCATAATAAATGTATAGTTTTAAACGGGAGAGGCAATCATTATCCCCACAGTTCACCAGGGGATGTTATAATAAAATTAAAAATAAAAGAAGATCTTAGGTATACCATAGAAAAAGATAAACTTTGTGTAAATTACGGTATAACTCCTACACAAGATCTTATAGGTGATGAGTGCAAAATAGATGTATTCGGCAGTGTATTTAAATTTAAAGTCCCTTTAATAAACAACAGGGTCGTAATAGAAGATAATAGAAAAGAATTTTTGCATCCTAAGAGGATATTAATAAGAACGTATCAAACGAAGCCCATATTAAATGATAAAACAATAGAGCTTTATAAAAAAATACTTGATTTAGAAAAAGAAGTTACCAATTACCCTTAAAGGAGATCATATGAACACCTACCAATGGGAGGCACTAGCAGGTTTTGTAATAATAGGCATAATACTTATAATTTTTAGACGTACTCAATGGGTCAAAAAGTCCTGGAAGTATATTGTAGCTATCGCTCCTGTTGTAATATTTGCCTTAGGAGCTCTTAAAAAAGCTGCCCCAGCATCAGTACCAAGGACTTCAACAATACCTCCTACAGCTGCCCCTACAACTGCTCCAGCACCACAAGCTTCAACAGCCCCTGTACCTATTACCCCTAACATAATAATAGGTCTAGATTACCAGCTTAGCCCTAATTTTAATTTTGGAATGATGACTATAACAGAAAATAGAAATATTATTGAACAAAACAGACAGGAAGGTCTTAAATACCTTGATAATCTTAGGAGACTATGTAATGAAATACTTGAGCCTGTCATCATTCTTATAGGGCCTACCTTTATCACATCAGCATTTAGATGTTTTGCCCTAAATAGCTCAGTTGGTGGAGCTAAGAATTCTCAGCACACGGTAGCTGAAGCAGCGGACACCCATTATAAAATACCTTTAAGAGAAGCCTATAATAAGATAGCATTCTCATCAAAAATACCCTACGCGCAATTAATTCTTGAGTTTGATCAATGGGTCCACATAAGTCTAATCGACCATGTACTTTATCCGGGTAAAGTTGGTCAAAACTTAATCGCTTCAAAACAGAATGGAAAAACGGTCTATACAACTATTGTGAACCCTATTTAGTGAAAATATCAAGCAATTTCAAGTTTTTCAAACTGAACTTCAGGAATGGGCTTGCAATTAACTTTTTCCCAGCAGGAGAACGAGCAATAATCAATATCAGAATCTTCTTCATTAGCATCATAAATCTTATTACAATCAGGGTTATGACAAATTCTCTGATTCATTGATAAACTCCCTCTGTTTAAAGTTTGTTATTTAGCATGGATTAACCACATGCCGTCCACGTACACGAACTGCATCTCTTACAATTTTCCTGCATTATTAGTACGGCCCCACATTCAGGGCACTTTAAACCTCTTAACACGGTACCATTAGGTAATGTTTCAGACAAAAATTTTCTAACAGCTGTTAAGAGTGTGGAGATATTATCCCCATCGATATCAGATAGTGAAACTAAAATATCTTCTCTTGGGACATTATGACGAAGGCATAGGCTCACCATCCTGCCAAGTCTATTATGGGGGTAATCTGCATTAGCTTTATCAATGGTTTCATTAACGAATTTATGGTCTACACCACTAGTTAATGCTAGAGTAGCAAGATTTCGAGCAGCTTTATTGCACACTTTTAACTCATCAGCCTTATATTTGGCATTAGTGTGTATCCAAAAAACAACCGGGAACTCATTCCTTGTATCCTCAGGCAGGTATGAGAAATGAAGATAGAATTTTTTGCCCTCCTTTTTTATTATACGAGTGGGTCCATTATTAAAAATTGTTGGTAATTTAATATCTCTGGCAATAATTTTATTAGGTTTCTCGGAAGACCCAACAGTCATAACCTGATTTCCTCGAGATCCATCTCGATATACTGTAACCCCTTTGCAACCCGACTCATAAGCCATCTTATAGGCAGTCTCCACATCCTTTATCGTAGCATCATGCCTAAAATTAATGGTCTTAGAAACAGCGTTATCAGTATATTTTTGAAATGCCGCCTGTATATTGATATGAGTCTTAGGATCTACATCATGAGCTGTTACAAAGGTATCCCTAATTTTCTGTGGGATCTCTTGGATTTCTGATATACTCCCACTCTTCATTACTTGTTTCATTAAATTCTCTGAATAAAAACCTTCTTGTTTCGCTACCTTTAAAAATTCAGGATGGACTTCTAAAAATTTTCTTCCATCCAAGACATTCTTTTCATACACAAGGGAAAATAAAGGTTCTATCCCTGATGAACAACTGGCGATCATACTTAAAGTACCCGTAGGAGCAATAGTTGTTATAGTTGCGTTACGTAATTCAGGGCCATTGTCATATATTGAACCTTTAAAATTTGGAAATATTCCACGATCTTTTGCTAAAGCACGACTTTCTTCCCGCCCTTTTTCTTGTATTAATTTCATTATCTTTTCAGCTAAGTTTAAAGCCTCAGGAGAATTATAGGGTATGCCTAATTTAATCAACATATCCGCAAATCCCATGACACCAAGACCAATTTTCCTGTTACTTTTAGTCATTTTATCAATACTTGGGAGGGGGTACTTATTAAGATCTATGACGTTGTCCAAAAATCTTACCGCTATTTTGACGATACCTTCAAGCTTATCAAAATTGATGTCATTATTTTCGTCAATTATTTTGATTAAGTTAATAGAACCTAAATTGCAAGATTCATAAGGAAGTAATGGCTGTTCACCACAATTTTCTCCATTTATAAATACAATTTTTTCTCTTCCGTCAGCTATATTTTTAAAACCACCAAAATAAAAATTATGAAAATCATCTACAGTTCCATTATAAACAGGAACTTTTCCAGCGTATTCAATAGAAACAACTCTATGGTTATATTGCAGAGATTTTTCTTTTAAATCTTCCCAATCTGTGAAAGTCCCTATTAATATACCATTAGCAATTTCACGTTTTACAGGGAGTCTAAAAGGTATCCTATTATTCTTGCAATATACAGTGTATTCCTTTTTCATAGGAATACGACCTATCTGAAGTTTCAAATCATTAAAAGCATTAATTTGTTGAATTCTTTTTTGTTCCCTTATAACATTTTTAGTTTCACGTCTTTTTCTTAAGTCATATTCTGTAATTTCTCTATTTTTGTTGGCACAACTTATAGAGCAATATCCCTGCTCTCTATGAGAATAAGGAACAATAAAATTTTTGCCACAACCTTCACAAATCTTACGTACACGAATACACTCATTGTATGTTTCATCAAAAAACAAGTCTAGATCTGAAGTCTCTTTAATCCTTAAGAAATTTATAAACCCAGTTAAATGCGCATGATTTAATCCTGTTCCAGGCACTTCTGCTACAATCGCTGCTTTATCAAGAAAATCACTTACAGTTCCAAATACTTTAATTCTATATTCTGAAAATTGAGAAGGATATCCATTTTTAAGAGCAATCTGCTCCCAATCATGTACAGATAATTTTCTTTTATACTCTTTAGATAGCTCAACAGCTATAGTAAAAAGAGTTTCATTAGAAATCCCTGAAAAACGGCCATTTAATTCTCCAGAAACTGCTTCACTCATATTATCATGATATTGTTGCCATTTTTCTTCTGACCATTCAGTTTGGGCCCGTCGCATAGGATTCTTATCACCTATTTTGCCCTCTTTATGAAGGTCATTATGTGCTTCTACTGTCATACACTTTAAATTTTCTATTCTATTATCTTTACTATCAAAATTATAATGATGAATAACATACCCTTTAGGGATAGGCCCATTATAAAATTCATAAATTATTCGATGTTCCGGCCTATTACTTATCCAATAATATTCTTTTAAAGAGGTAGTTCTACATTTTTCAATAATTTCATGAAAAGAAGCTAGTTTTTTATTTAAAATATGGACACTATCACCATATTTTAAATCTGAAACTTTTACCATATGATTATCTGATAAAAGAATTTTATGATTAGCTGTAGCTTTTATTACACTCCCATCATCTAAGGTTACATTATAAACTTCTGCCTCTTCAGCAGTAACCCTAGGATGTCTCATCATTCTAATAGTGACTTTTCCTTCATCATTCCGACAATATACAGGAACGTCTTTATCTTCTTCAGCCAATTGTTTTATTGGAACAGCTATGCGACCATCGGCTACTGCTACTAAAGTTTCCCCTGCAAGACAAGGGTTTGTACTTTCGACTTTCCCTACATGAGGAGTTGGGTTTTTATCATTAATTTTATCTATGAAAATTATCCCAGGTTCACCGTTTTTCCAGGCACAATTAATTATCTTTTTAAAGACATCTGAAGCTTTTAAATATGAGACAATTTGACCACTTCGAGGATTACGTAGGGGATATTCTGTATCATCTTCCAGAGCCTTCATAAACTCATCCGTAATAGCTACAGATATATTAAAATTAGAAAGTACACCATCTTTTTCTTTAATACTGATAAAATCTAAAATATCTGGATGGGAGACATCCAGAATCCCCATATTTGCTCCACGTCTAGTATTAGAAACAACAACACCTGTACTCATCGTATCATTACATACAACAAAGTTATGTGTATCTTCCACCTCAACATTATAGACATCTTCTATATGGGATACTTCTACAGATGCAATTTTATGAATATAGCTACCCATAGACATTAAAGAAAATCCAGGTTTTAAATCTTCAATTTTAACATAGTTTTTCTTTTCAAAATCAAAATCAACTTTTGGCATAATAGGATGATTTTTAGTAGCATATATAATCAATCCTTTATCTGTAGTAATTTTCCATACTTCTGCATTTTTTATAGTTAGCCAGGAATCAGAACAAGGACGTAGAACATAACCTTTTTCAGACATACTATATAATAATTCACCTTTTTTTAATTCTTTAATTTTCCTAGGGCCTTTTACCGTAGCTACTAAAGTGTCTCCAACAAAACAGCCCCCTTGTTTAACAGTCTCGGTAGCTACATCAAAGACTTTCATGAAAGATAGAGGACCGGAAGATACTCCTTTAGTGGATTTAACTCGATCATTTGCGGGTCTAAGACGAGAGAAGGAGAAGCCAGTTCCACCGCCACTTTTGTGGATTAATGCCGTGTTCTTTACTGCTTCAAAAATTTCCTCCATAGAATCACCAACAGGGAGCACAAAGCACGCCGATAATTGTTGAAGTTCACGACCGGCATTCATAAGTGTAGGGGAGTTGGGGAGGAATTCTAAGTTAGCCATAACATCATAAAAGATTTTAGTCCATTTCTCTGGATTTTTTTCAATAGATGCTATATTTTCTGCAACTCGAAGAAATAAATCTTCAGGTTCTTCTATCGGTTCACCATTATCATTTTTTTTAAGATATCTTAAGGCGAGAACTTTTTTAGCATTATCTGTCAAATTTATCTTTTCAGCCATGAGAATATCATACCTTTCTTATATGTATTTTTATCTCGTATTTTTATATTATTGAGTCGGACATTTTTACATCGTCAATATAAACCGTATTAATAGGATATTCACACGATTCCAACACAAAAGATACAAGAATATAATAGTCTTAATCGGTATTATTAAAGTGAATTTTTAAGATGATATACTAAAATAAAATTACATTAGATTTTTCAATAGCATGCTTTGTTATAATGTTATTGAATATCCTATTTTATTTTGGTTAAAAATAACCACACTATTTAGTATATTACAGAAGTGGTTGGCATATATAGTGATAGATTATTCAATATAGGAGCTTAATAATGGACGTCAAATACGTAGAAGAACATACCATTTTTGAAGCAATCGTAGGTAGCCAAGCTTATGGCATCAGCACCCCTGATTCAGATTTTGACAAAACAGGTGTTATGATCCCAGGGCCGGAGTATTTCTATGGTTTGGATAAGTTCGATCAATTCTCTGATTACCCGGATGAAGACAAAACTATCTATGATATTCGTAAGGCCCTTACTCTCATCGCGGATAACAATCCGAATATGATGGACCTTTTGTTCATCCCTGAACGTTGCATTGTTAAGATGACTCCTTTCTGGCAAGTTTTTGTTGAAAATAGAGACCTGTTTGTCTCAAAAAAATGCCGGTATACTTTCTCAGGTTACGCATATGCACAGCTTGAAAGAATAAAAACTCATAGGAAATACCTCTTAAACCCATTAAAAATTGAACCATCTCGGGAGAGCTTCGGACTTACCGAAAAATCAAAATTTCCGACTGCCCAAATCAAGGCAATAGTTTATTCTGCTATGGGTGATTTTTTTATTGAAGATGAGAAACAAAATTTTTTAGACGAGCTTGATAACGTCTACTCAAATTACCTTATGCCTTTATTTACCCGGTTCATCAAAGAGGATCGTCGGGCCCTGGCCCTGGAATATCTTCAAGTTGGGATAAAGTCCCAAGCCAACACACTCAAAAATCTTGGGCCATCCTACATCAAGGACGAATTCTTAGAAGAGGCTGAGAAAGAACTGAAATATTATACGGCCAAGCATGAGTGGGATCGGTTCCTTCAATGGCAAAAAAGCAGAAACAAGGCCCGGGCCGTGCTCGAGGAGAAATTTGGTTTTGACACAAAGCATGCGGCTCACCTAGTGCGTTTAATTCGCATGTGTAAAGAAATCCTTGAGACAGGCAAAGTTAATGTCGACCGAACAGGTATCGACGCTGAGGAACTAAAAGAGATCCGGCAGGGGTCTTGGCCTTTTGACAAGCTTGAGGAATATGCAAAAAAACTGGATGACGAAGCCGGGGAACTATATAAAACTGTTCCCTTGCAAAAATCTCCAAATATTAAAAAAATCAAGGAGCTTTGCTTTTCAACCTGTGAACGATACCTTCACGATTATCGTATCCTCGAAAAAGCAACACTAAATGTTAAAGTACGTTAAAAAAATTCCATGTATCTCCTGTGGAAAAGAATTTGAGGTCAATATTCCTAAAAAACATCCGCGAGTAAGCTGGAAAAGAAAATGCCCTCATTGCGGGAAAAGATGGAGAGTCTCAGCAAATAAAGCTTTTTTAAGTAATAAACTATAGAGGTGGCAGATGAAAGATGATGACATAACCATATGGGACTGCCCCCAATGCAGTAATGGCAAACTTATTAAAAGAAAAAGCAAATCAGGGAATATATTTCTTGGTTGTACTAATTTTCCTAAATGTAAGTATACTCAGCCTATGGAAAAAACAGATGATAATAACATCCCTGACGCTGCTTCTGTTTGGGAATAAACATGAAAAAATTAGAAAAAGGTATGACAATAGGTTATCTGCAACTACCTTGGAAAAATAGATATAAACATCAATCATTCCACGATATCTCAGTAAGGGATGTTTACCCTGATGGAAAGTATGTTAAATTAAGAGCTACTATAGCATTTGGCGGTGTCCATACAGATTGGTTTTCTGTGAAAGATATAATCGAATGTAACTATGGGGAAAAGATACTGGATAAATTTGTATAAAAGGAGATCTGATGGAACCGACTCTTGATGAATTATTGGCTTTATATAAAGCTTGCGAAGCATGGAGAGATCAGAATAAGCCCCTATGTGCAGAAAGTATTTATCAAGTGGATTCTGTTAATTTAGCCTGCCCTGAATTAGCTGAAACAATTTGTGATATCATAGGATATTTTTCTGAAGGAGAACCTGAAGAAAGAGATAGGTTTGAAGATGAAAACATCTAAAGAAACAACATGGTACAAAGTATCTAAAAATTACCAAATAAAAAAACAAACTATGCCAATAAGTATAGAGTATTAGTTCTTGGTTTTGATGAAAGAGAATATAAGGACAGCGGAAATTGCAAACCTTTTATGGTATCTTTTTTGTTTATAGAAAAATGTTTCTATCAAATTGCCTATGGCCCAGATGGTAAAAGTTGTTGGGTATCAGCTGAAATAACACATTGGTCAGAGTTACCGAAAGGACCTAAATAATGGATTATTCAAAATGTATCAACTGCAAAAAACCTCTTAAAAGAGGTGAGTTTGTGACATTAAATGGTGGTGCCATGATTAAAACAAAAACAGGTGCCACGATGGGTGATAAAAATCTCTTTGGTTTCTTAACTGTAAATAATCATTTTGATTCAAAAAAGAATTATCAATCTTTGGATATTATAAGTAACTGTTCTACAGGTCAATTTGAATTCTATGCCTGTTCCCATAAATGTTTAGCCGAATTTTTGACTAAGCAGATAATGCATTTAGCAACCTTATCAACTAAAATCAAAAAATTCTTCCTGGCCTCGCAAGTCAAATTAGAAAAAGTAGGCTATGAGTGGGGATCATATGTTACTACTCTTATGGGATTCAAAGGAGCTCTAATTACAGATGAAAGTACAGTTTCTGATTTCTTAAGCATAGGGAGTAATAAATCTTACGAAGCATATCTTAAAATAATTAGTAAAAAATTAGGCTTTAACATAAAAGGCAGCGATTACATCTGGAAAATTGCCAAAGATTATAAAAAACTCCTGAACAAAAATTTTAAAGCACTCACAGACAAAAAGGACAAATAAATATGAATGGTCTTTGTTTCCGTTGTGAATATAGGGCGATATTTCTTGAAACAGGAAGTGGCCCAAGAAATCAGTGCGGAGATATTAATAATACTGTCCATAGCTGCTATCAGCATAGACCTGTTAAACCTGTTTCTTTACTCAAAGATAAAAAAGATATACGACCGCAATTTGGCCCAGCTATGATATCTTCCAGAAGCTCTTATGCAGGTGTGTCTGAATTTAGATTAAATCTTGCGGAACAAAAGGACGGATCTATCTTATATTGGACCCCAAAGAGTCTCGATGAAAAGCATTTAAAGGCTCAAAGTATGCTATGGTTTTTTTATTGTCACCCAGCTTTAGAATCTCCTATCCACGGCCCTTTTGAATTATTATCCATTGAGATATCCAATGTGTGTAAAAATGGCTACACAAATCCCATGAAAGGTATGGTAAACCTCTATTACACCCCTGAGAGATATAAAAAGTTTAAGGCTGAATTTGATAAAGAATTTAAAGAATGCTCTGAGTTTGAATTAAAATGTAAATCTTTAATTTCAATTGATATCCCCTATGAAAAATTATATGGGGAAAAATGGTGCTCAGACCACATTGAATATTGGGGGTCTTTATCTCCTCTGATATTTTTAGGAAAAGATTTTAAAGACCAGTATAATTATAAAAAATGGCAAAGATATTCTGGAGTCGAAGCAAAAGGTAGCAATTTTGAAGAACTAATCATAAATCTTGGGACCAAATTCAAAAAAATTTTTGGTGACTACAATAAAGATGATTTCTTAACACCAAAAGAAACAAAAAATAATAAAGGAAAACCCCCGTTTATTTTTAAAGAAGTTAAAGATAGCAAGATTGTTGGTAGGATTTCAAAAAAGAATCCAGAGTATATAAATCTAAGCGAATCCGAGATAAACAGAAGATGGTTGATGTGGTTTTCTAAAACCCCTTATTGCAAAAAAAATTGGCCTAAAATAATAGAAGAAATTACAAAAGTAAAACAATAATAATCTTTTACTTTAAAATTATGGCTCTAACTTGTATATTATAGGTGGGTATAGTTTTCTATCTTTAACAAATGGTGCATATGCTTTACAGGTACAGAATAGATTGCTGGGTTTACCCTAAAAGTGGTTTTGAACTTGCTGAACAAAATGGGTTCATGGATAAGTTCAAGAAGCTTGTAGGAGATCTTTTTTCAAATAATCCTTCGGTACAGGATGCAGTTGATAACTTTGGAAATAAATATGAAGGCATGATATTACAAAGTTTAATTATTGAGTCAGACAAAAACTATGAAGATAACGAAGATGAAATAATTACAGAAATAAGAAAAAGGATCCCAGAAGCTATTATCGCATCTCATACTATTTTAACTTCAGAGCCTACAAAAAAGAAAAATTAAATGAATGCCAAAACGTTAAAAGATTGGGTCAATAATTTACCAGATGACGCTCTTAATAGCAAATCTATTAAAGAATCTGTATCGGGGATGCTATCTGGGAAAGTTATTTCATCGTTATGTGAAAAAGGAAAAATATGAAATACCATGTAAGTCTAATAGACTCAGACATTTATAAATTCACCATGCAGATGGCAATTTGCCAGCTCTATCCCAGGGTCCTCAATCATTACAGATTCGTGAACCGAGACAACCGCGAATTCCCAGACGGGTTCGATAAGTGCCTAATTGAAATTGTAGACAGCTTCAGAGGCATTGCCCTTAAAAAAGACGAAAAAGACTTCATGCTGGAGAAATGTTATTATCTAAATCCTGTCTATCTCGATTTCTTATCCGGTTACCGATACGACCCAAAAGAGGTCATAATCAAACAAGAAGGGCCTAAATTAAGCTTGGACATCATAGGCCCTGCTTATCATACGGTTCTTTGGGAAGTACCCTTAATGGCCACGATTAGCGAGCTTTATTTTGAGATGACTGGCCAACGAGGGTATGATCTCGAGAAACTTACCGAAATCAATAAACAAAAGGCTCAGGATCTCGCCTATATTGATGTTTATTATTCTGAATTCGGGACACGTCGAAGAAAATCTTTTGAAAACCAAAATAAAGTAGTCGAGGATCTTAAAAAATATGGAAAAGGTCACCTACTTGGAACGAGTAATGTTTATCTTGCAATGATACACGATCTCATGCCAGCCGGAACAGTAGCTCACGAATGGTATTCTTTACACGCCGCTTTGTACGGTTTCATTATGGCAAACGAAAAAGCCAATGACGCTTGGATTTCTGTATTTCATGGGGACCTAGGCACCGGACTTCCAGACACGTTTACCACAGATGTTTTTCTTCAATCGTTTAATACGAAATATGCCAAGCTCTATGACGGGTTACGCCAGGACTCTGGTGAACCTCTCGCTTTCCTTGAAAAAGTATTAGCCCATTATAACAAACTAAGGGTAAATCCATTATACAAGATGCTTTTATTTTCGGATAATCTCAAAAGCATTGAACAGATTAAAACCATACACGAGGCTTGCAAAGGCAGGACAAATGATCGTTACGGTATCGGGACGTGGCTCTCAAACCATGTAGGGGTCAAACCTTTAAACATGGTTATTAAACTGATTGGTTGCTTATTTGATGAAACATATGGATGGGTCAATACAATTAAACTTTCGGACGACATAAACAAAAATACAGGAGACCTCGAAACGATCGAACTCTGCAAAAAAACTCTAATAAAATAAAAGTTGTAGGTAGTTCAAATTAATATGAGAATAGCCTTAGATATCCACGGGGTTTTGGATAAATACCCTGAATTATTTTCAGAACTAAGTAAGCTCTTTATGCTGCATAAGCATGAAATACACGTTATCACTGGCCAAGAGATAACCGATAAACTTTTAAAAGATTTAGAAAAGTTTGGTATAAAATATACCGCTATTCACTCAATAACGAATTATAATAAGAAAAAAGGAACTAAAATAAAATACGAGGATCCCGACAATCCTTGGATGGCTCCGGATACTTGGAATTCTACAAAAGCCAAAATTTGCAAAGAGCTCAGAATTGATTTTATTTTTGACGATTCAGATGTATATGGGAAATGGTTTAAAAGATTACATATAAAAACCAAATATATCCAAATAAAACATAGCTGAAAATAGAAAATTTACTTAAAAAGTGACTACTATCTATGTCAAATATTGAAGATATCAGTGAATTAAAAAAACAATATGCTAAAGTTAAACTTGTCCGTATGGGGATTAATCTCCTTTGTCCTATCTGTCATAGCTCTGTAACTAGAAGATTCTTGATCGTTGGCCCACAAAGTTGTTTAAATACCTCCTGCCCTACCAACAACCTTAAGTTAATAGATAAAGGCTTGGATTACAAACATCGAGTAATATCTTGCAGGATATTAAAAAAGCTAATTAACGGCGGTTCAAATGTAGTATGAACCCCAAAGGAACAGAATGCTCTATAAAAGGTTGTAATAATAACGCTACGATACGAAATTGTGATACATGCTATAGACCCATATGCGAAGAGCACTATTATATCCTTAATGGTTTTCCCGAGGAACAAATACCCGTAGCCATAAAGGAAACTATAAAAGAAGGGGTAAAAGGAGTCTGTTTAGAATGTATAATAACTGCTGAATTAAAAGAAATAGAGGATACTCCTGATGATAATTTGCCTTTATTAATAAACAATAATTTTATAACACATGAAGCATATAGCTATTATTGTTCACGAGTTTCTGGAGAAAAAAGAGACCCGCATGTATTTGATTTCCTTATGAATATAGTAAAAGGACTGGTTAAAAAAATTAAAGAAGAAGAAAAAGATTTGACAAATGACCAAAAATAGGTTATACTTAAGGATAGTGAAAGGGGGTCCTATGTCAACTACCCACGACTAAAGTCGTGGGCTTGCCTCGAGTCAGGGCTAATGCCAAGCCCTACGGGCTCTGCAAGAGCAAAATGGAGACTAGAGTGTCCAAGATCAGTAACGTGACGTCCGAAAGGACCCATACAAAGCCCGTAAGGGCAGGTAATGGTCGTTTGAAGGAAACTGAGCCTACTGTCCGTGGCAGGACAGAGCACGTCAGGGATGCTTCCCAAGTCCCCGTCCTCTGCGTAGGCCAGTCTCGAAGGGAGTAATTACCTATCTTGCCAGTAATGGCAAGATAGAGTCCAGAATTCCGTAAGCCTGTAGGAGTTTTGGTTTTAAGTTCTATCAGGTTCCCGGCTCAGTCGTGGGAGGACTCGATTCCTCCCACGACTAAAGCCGTGGGTTTCCTCTCGTGGAGGATCATGAGTTAAAAATAAATAGCAACAAACAATCTTGTGTAATGCCCAGTTGGGATATACTGACTGGACAACGTTTCAAACATGAACCGTAAAACAAAGGAGATTCTTCATGATTACCCTCAGAGAAATTTATGAACTTCACGCTTCATTCGACTACGACTTAATATTTAAAGATGAAAAAGGGAATACCAGAGAGATAAGTAGATTTGGTAACAATCTTATTTATTATCTCGCCCAGCCTCGAATCATACATAACGGTTTTAACTTTTTTGAAGCCAAAAGAGTACTTACTGAAAGGCAACATCCGGACCATTTAGATATTTTTAAAATGGCCCCTAATGATGTAACTATCTTTAAAATAAGATCAGAACTTATGGCGAGTAATAATGATGCGTACAGAATTGCCATTTCAGAAGATCCTTCCGTTGAGGATTTAATAGCTTTCTCATATATGAAAGCTAGATGGGCTATTCTGTATCCCTTAAAGCACTATCTTATGCATCATTTAGAGAAGGCTAAAAAATACACAGGATTATTACCCTTTGGAGCACCCATTATTAATTTTGTTAATACTCTGAGCAATAAACCTAAAATAATAAAAAGTCCTGATTTTTCTGATCATGTTTTTTTACAGAATATCAGTAATAAAGCTGCTCAACTTCGAGGTATGACCTCAATTGAAATTAACAATGAGATATACTTAGAAGGGAAAAAAATCATGGAAGGAAAAAAAGAGGAAAAGGAGGATGAATAAAATAATCCTTGATTTTTTTTCTTTTTAGTGTTATATTAGTAACAAGGTAAAATTATGATTAAAAATATCAGGAATATAGGTACGGGTAGAGAACGCGGAGGGAATGTAACACAGTCCTGATAGGTGAGCCATTACTAAAAAGAGAACTCAAACCCTACCAGGACTAAACCCCCTGGTAGGGTTTTTTGTTTTATATAAGTTTATTTGTTCTTTAACATTCTATATCAAGCGAAGCACCTTTGATGGCGCGGTCATCTAATGGTTAGGATACGGCCCTTTCTTAGTGGATTATTAAAAGTCCTCTAAGAAAGGCCGGAATATGGGTTCGATTCCCATCCGCGCTAATTCCTTTTAGACTGTTAATCTACTAATAGTCGAACCTCTATTATAAACATTAACTGGGTAAAGGTTCAACTTATGGTAAAATGTAAAATATGTACTAAAGAATGTGCAAACAAGATAACTTTATCACAACATGTAAAAACAATTCATAATATCACCTATTTGGAATACATAGTTAAGCATGAAAATTTTGAAATACCAAAATGTCCGGTATGTGGTAAAGATTGTAAATATAGAGGACACGGTAGCATATTCGGCTCTATCTGTGGAGATAAAATCTGTCGAGATGCACATATAAAAATGATATATAAAGAAGAAACTAAAGAAAAGATAAGGCTCGCCAGATTCAATTATTTAAAGAAAAAACTTGGTAAAACGGCATGGGAAAGAAGAAGAAATGGAGAAATGAGCTATATAGAACAGTGGTTTTTTGATAGTGTCATTATCAAACATAGTTTACTAAAAAAATATGATATAATTAATGAGTACCCGGAATATCCGTATTTTATAGATTTTGTTTTTTTAAATGTAAAATTAGCTATTGAGTTGGATGGAAAACAACACTTCAGAAATATTAAAAATCAAAATCGGGATATTAAAAAACAAGCTCTTTTGGTAGAAAGAGGCTGGAAAGTCTATAGGATACGATTTAATGAACTTACTCAGGAAAAAATATCAGATTTTTTAAACACTCTGAACAATGTTGGAAAATACGAAACAAAAATTTTAGAATGTAGGCTTTATAAATTTGCTGAACATAAATTAAAAAATATTCAGTCAAAAGAAGAGTATTTTAAAAAGCGTAAAAACGAGTATGCCGAAAAAGAAAAAGAAAATATTTTTAAAATCAGGAGTAGTAATATTGATTTTACAAAATATGGATGGGTTACTTTAGTAGCTAAATTAATAAAAAAGCATCATCAAAAAATCCACAGGTGGATGAAAAATTTCTGTCCAGATATATTAGAAACAGCCTATGAAAGCGTACAGTGCCTTAAAAGCGAGCATAAGTATGTTAAATCTATAAAAAAAGGGAAGGTTCCTTTTCATAAATTAGAAAAATTTGCTGTAGAAAAAGGTTACCATTTTGATGGGTGCAACAACGTTATAAGTCATAAAGGAAAGATATTAAAAATAATATACAATAAAAGTGAATATCCTTTTATTAATATTACGTATAATAATACAGTTAAGCATATAAAAATTCACAGATTAAAAGCATATATTCTTTATGGTGACAATATCTATAAAGAAAATTCCCAAATCTATTTTAAAGACAGGAATAAACTAAATTGGATTGATAGTAATATTGCATTTAAAGAGAATCCGATGCTTTTGAGAAATAAAAATGGAAAATTTATTCCTTTGTAATTACAAGCCCCATTTAATTTAACAAAATTTAAAACCTTTTAAAACACTATATTTATTGTTTATAGGGCTAATAACTCAATGGTTAGAGTAGCGGACTCATAATCCGTTAGTTCGGGGTTCGAATCCCTGTTAGCCCATTTTATTTTTTATATTTAAATTTACTGAATTTCCCAGTATATTATAATTGCGTACGCAACGTAGTGGGGGATTCTCCGTAATGTTGTTCTCTGCGGGTTATCTGTAGAGCTAATATTAAATTTGGACAGGGGTCGCAACACTTTATTTTTTAAAAAAGGCCTATAACATGGATTTTACTGGCGAAAGACCTACACTTGGCCAAGAAGTAGAAGGATCCAGACTTAGATATAAATCTATTCTACCTTTTGTGACAAATAAAAAAGTTATTGATTACGGTTGTGGTATAGGTCTTGGCTCCCACATGCTTAGCTTCTATGCTGAAAAAGTTATTGGATTTGATAAAAATTTGGAAGCAATACAAGAAGCGTCAAACAATTTCAAAAAACTGAATCTATCCTTCATAAATGTTGTAACAGTAATGCATTTAACATCCGTAGATATTATAGCTATGGTCGAAGTTTTAGAGCACATAGAGAAGGAAGACTTCTTAAGGCTATTAGACTCCTATAGTAAGATCGTCCCCGAGATAGCCTGCACTACCCCTGAGGGTATTACGATGCCCTATCAACCAAGAACTATCAGTGAAAGACGAGGGTATCATGTCTGGCATTATACGATTGATGAGCTTGAAAACATTTTTAAAAGATTCTATACCTTCGTAGAAATTTACGGGCATCTCTTTGATCCGAGAATAAAAAAGTATACCAGTTATGTAATCTATGGTAGTAATAAAATAAAATGGGATGATAACTGGTTGAAGGATGCCAAGTATAACCCAAATGAAAACATTATAGATGAGTTTTATAAAAATGCAGAACCTTCTGACTTTTTTAAAAAAGCTCATGAGGAATATTTAAAATCTTCAGAAAATCAACCTGATTTTAATGTTGAACAAGCTAAGCTTTGGGCACTATTAGGGCATCAAATCCCTGGAGCGGAGATTTTTTAAGATGAGTTGTAATATGCCTACATGCCGATCGCAAGATCCAAGCGATTGTATAGACTGTGCCATGAAAGAACCTGTTAAGAAAATCAACTGTGATGACTGCTCCTATAAAGCTAAATGCATTAAAGAATGGGGAGAAGAGTATCAAGCTGTTATCGGAACCCATCATTGTAAAAGAAGCTGGGGTCAACTACCACGGGCACAAGGCCCGTGGCTTGTAACTTAGAGTCAGGGCTTATAAATGCCAAGCCCTTAAGGGCTCTGCAAGAGCAATTGGGAGACTAGAGTGGTTAAGATCAGTACCGTGAAGTC